GCTCATGTTCTTTCACCACAAAGCTCATGACCTGATCATCGGTCATGTGTGAACTCTGTGCGAAAAGAGGCCCTGAAGATAGGACGAGCGCCAGTACAAGTATGATATGTTTCTTCATTATTATTCTTTTATTTTAGTTTAATTTATATAATAACTCGAAAAAAGTGATTTTGTTGCTATAGAAGGCTGAAAAGATGTTAATAAAATCAAGAAACCCAGGGTTCAACCCTGGGTTACTGATGTTCTGAGCGAGATACGGGAGTCGAACCCGCCTCACAGGCTTGGGAAGACTCTCTTGTGTCTTGATAAGGTGCTGATACTGAATGTTTTTAATAAATCAGCAACTGCTCACTCATATATTACTCACGAAAATCGCATTTTACTGCACTTTTGTGAGTACGTACACCATACCAATTCGGTCTGTTGCAAACTTCACCAAGTCGATTTCCGTTGCAGACATAAAGTAGGCCACATACATATCACTTCCGTCAAAGTACACAGGAGAAGTACCTGTTTCGACAGTTCCGTCCTGTTTGTATGTGGTATCAGCCTTCCATGTCTTGTAGCTTCCGAACGGCATTGTCATCGGTCTGTCCGCGTCCCCATTGATTACTACCGAGAAGTCTCCCTCTGTGCGAAGGATGCCGCCATCCAAGAATGAAATTGTATTTCCCTTCTGAATGGAGTAGTGGTTTATCGGAATGGGGAAATCCTGAATCTTGCTCAGTTTCCACTTGCCGCTCATAACCTTGCTGGCATCAAACTTCTGTTCCTGTTTCTCATTGTCGTCATCATCGCTACTGCTGCATGATGTGAATGATGCTCCTGCAAGAAGTATCATTGCTGCTAATAATACCTTCTTCATAATCCTTATATATAATAATGTTATACCTCGATTCCGTTATCTGCAAGAATCTTCCTGAGAAGACGAATCTCGCTGTCTTTTGACCTTATTATTTCATCCTTGGCATTGATGATCTGAATGAGCTGAGCATTTTTCTCTTTAAACGAATCCTCTTCCCGATCCTTAGCGCGATCTGTTCCCGTAGTTAAGTTTTGACTGTTGTCACCAACGTTCCCGGCATTTATCAGCTGCGCCATCGGTATGCCGTGCTTAAACGCCTCGTTGATGGACTCTTCTATCTTCTGATGCGTTTCGCCTAGCTGAATTACCATATTTCCATTCATACTACCGCTTCCATACTTTAGCCAGCTATAGCTAACCCCAAGAGAATTACATATTTTACTAATCGTTCCCTCGGATATTGAAAGCTTTCCGCTTCTCATCTTGCCGATGTTGTTGGTTCCTGTAGCCTTCATAAAGGCATTCTCACTCATCTTCTTGATCTTGATGAGGTAATCTAACCTTTCTTGTACCGAATTTAATGTTCCCATAATGCTTCTTAGTTTTATATTTGCAACTAAATCGACTCGAAATGTTAAAATTCGGTAAAATACCGAAGTATTTTACCGAAACATTAGGTACTTTACCTAAGTTTTTATACCTTTGCACTCGTTAACGGTCGAGTAACCAACAAAGCCGTTACAAACGGAGGCTTGTGCGACCGAAAGTACGTACTTTACATTGACACTGCAAATATACGACTTTTTTCGCACAACTCCAAATTTTTAATGAATTATTTAAGTAACAAAGATGAAAAAAGTTGCAAGAATAACAAAACAGGACATATTGGGCATCAAACCAGGAAAATTTGAAGTCTTTCTGCTTGAGTCCGCAAGAGCAGTTCGGTCGGCAGTAACATACGCCTATCAGCTTGCTCAATACGAAGATTTGCCGAAGGGAGTGCTTAAATATTCAACCTCGGCAGATTACAAGAACCATACGGCGATTATCACCGCTGTTCCGGTTGAGTAGTAAACTTTAAAAGATAAAGTATGGAGGAAATTATAAAACTCGGAAGAACCGATACAATGACATCTCTCGAAATTGCAGAGATAACCGGGAAGAAGCATGCTCATGTGATGCGTGACATTCGCTCATTGATAGAGCAGGGAGTTAACGGATCCAACTTTGGATTGGTTAATTATAAAGATAAAAAAGGAGAGATGAGGCCAATGTTTGAGCTAACACCAAAGGGTTGCTTGATTTTGGCGAGCGGCTATGACGCTTTGCTACGTGAGAAAATCATAAATAAGCTTGAAGAACTTGAGAAGAAGAATCACCTTGAGCAGTATCAAGTACCTCAGTCTTTCTCCGAAGCTCTTATGCTTGCAGCAAAGCAGCAGGAGAAGATAGAGCAACAGCAGCTTGCTCTTGAATCGAAGAACGAAGAGATTGTGCAGCTCTCAGCCACAATCACCGAGATGCAGCCAAAGGTTAGCTATGTTGATACAATCCTTTCGAGTAAGGAGACCGTTACGACGACACAGATTGCCCAAGACTACGGTCAGTCAGCAAAGGCGTTCAATATCTTGCTAAGAAACTTCGGTGTTCAACGTAAAGTTGGTGGCCAGTGGATTCTCTACGCAAAGTATCTCCCTTGTGGTTACGTTCAGTCAGAAACAGTTTCTATCACTCATCGTGATGGTAGTGCAGGTTCTGTAATGCACACAAAGTGGACTCAGAAAGGAAGATTGTTCTTGTATAATGAGTTAAAGAAACATGAAATTCTTCCATTAATCGAAAAATAGCCTATGCCTCGTAAGAAAGTATCAGTAGAGCCTGTCGAAAAGATATGGCTCTCCACAAAAGAGTTCGCCGAGTATATCGGCATGAGTACAGGTTACATACACGACTTGAGAAAGAGCGGTCAGATCCATCATTATATGATAGGCAATACCGCATTCTTCAAGAAGTCTGATGTAGATGAGCTCATTGAAGAGCATAAAGTGTGTTGAAATATTGGTATGGTTAAAGTTATAGATTTGTTTCATTTGCTCGTGAGAGTATGATTGTTAGTTATTAGTTATTTTTGGTTTTATCTACAGCGGTAGATACTTTGGGGCGATGTCTGTTCGTTTAGCTTCTTTCGCCCCAATCAGACTGAGTAGCTCAGTTGGATAGAGCATCGTTTTCCTAAAACGAGGGTCGAAGGGTCCGAGTCCCTCCTCAGTCACACTCTTTTTTTTAGTTCCGTTTAGTAGTTGAATTCCTCTCTGACGGCGCAAAGGTAAGTCCTTATACCTTATAAAGTAGGTCGTTCGGGCAGCGACAATCTTGCGTCAGATGAGAGTTTCATTGAGCGGACATGGAAGATAGTTCTTTGACATGTTGATGCACAGAAATAGTATGCGTGTAAAAGAAGTAACTGGAGAGCATCAATGGATGCCGTGACCTGGCGAAAGGACGCACGACATACGAAAATCCAGCTAATCTGCATCAAGTAAGCAGACGGACTACACCGGAACGAAGAATTGTCGGTGCAAGCACTGCCGAAAACGTTGCAGTCTGGTAAATCAAAATGAAGTGAGAATTGCTCATTCATAAAATATAATCAAGAGGTTAGTAGTGTAACTGATGCACGGCGATAACAAAATGATACCGATCTTATCATCGCAAGAGGTTCTTCGTTGAGCCCTAGCCTCCAAAAAGTAATTCATTGTATTTAATATTCAAATTAATTCAATTAAAAATGCAGCTCGTCTGTGAAGATAGGCTGCACACATCGCAGGTTGGAGCAGTTGGTAGCTCGCTAGGCTCATGACCTAGAGGTCACAGATTCGAGTTCTGTACCTGCCACAAATGTTTATTTTTAAAGCTCTAAATTGTTTATATGTGAAAAGATTGTTTCTTGCGTATCTGGTCTGGGAAGATAGGGTACGTCTATTTCTTTTAGAAGGAATTATTTTTTATTTCTGAGGAGAGTAGCTCAGTAGTAGAGCGCCAGGGGAAGGGTCCTTGGAGGTCGATGGTGCGAATCCATCCTCTCTTCCCAATTTTCTTTCATTTTTCAAGAATTTTGATTGGTTAACTTATGCGTCGCCCAGTAGCTCAACTGCATAGAGCCGCGGTTCTCTTTCCGCGAGGTTGGGAGTTGGAGTCTCCCCTGGGCTTCCCAAGTAGGTAAATTTCAAAAAATATTTTTTCATTAGCTGACAGAGGTCGGCACTTTTTCTTATAAGTCATTTATATTTAAATTTGAGTATTAATATCCTCTTGCTTGTGAAAGTAGGAGGTACAAGCCACATTAGCTCAGTTGGTCAGAGCAGTCCAAGATACCGACAGGTCGCAGGTTCGAGTCCTGCATGTGGCTCACTTAATTGTGAGTGCCATAAATTTACAGTTTTTGATTATCTTTGGGAGTGAGGGTGTCTATTGTCCCTCCTCCCTTTAACATTGACTTCTACTCCATCTCACAATAACCACGTGCAATCACCTCTCCTGCCTTGCGTGGTTGGCTAAACGGAGAGGTTTTACTATAGATGAAAGTTAAAAACATAATAAGAATCAGTAAGGAAAACATTAATGCTCTTCGGAATCTGGAATGCGTTGAAAACGTAGAACAGAACGGAAAGGACATTACTGTTCGCATTAAACCGAAATATACGGATGGTAGACTTGAAGCCAGAAAGGGTGAATATCTTATTCAGTGGGGTAACAAAATGTGGCAGAGGTATGGCTCTGATGCTATCAATCTGCTTTCCAAAAATCCCGGAGCGGAGGCCGGCAAGACATGGGACGCGTAGGTTCAAAGAAGTATTACGCTCCTGACGGGAACGAATACGATTCAAGAGAGGAGTATCTGTACTTGCAGACCATACTCGATGATCCTGGTATAAGCTGCATACACAGACAGGTAACCATCACGGCAATCAATCCGGTATGGATGCTGAAACCAAAGCAACTTAAGACTAAGGTCAAGTATGAGAGAAGGTCATTGCTTTACGGCCACAACTATACTGCCGACTTCGTTTACCGGGAAGGCGAGAAGATTGTGATATGTGATGTCAAGAGCCTCTATACCTCAAAGCTCAGAGAGTTCTCGATTACAACAAAGGCTGTTGTGGCAAGACTTATCGCTCACAATAGGAAACGTCATAACGGCGAGTCTGTTGTGATATTCCGTAAGGCTATCAAGATAAAGAAGAGCGAGTGGAAAATCGTTGATTATCCACCATCCGATTGTGCTATTATATAATAAGGTGTAAAATCTAAAAGATATGTGTATAATTTTCATTAGTTTACTAACCACAGTAGTTATGTTTGCTGCTGTATCATTCGTAGCACATCTTTTTGGTTGGGACCAGGAAGACTAGTAGTTTAATTCTAAATATTTTAAATTATGGACAAAGACAAAATTATCGTCAGTGTAGTAATTGACAAGCAGGCTCTTGTTGACAGAGCATTCGACATCTCGAAGAATCCTTCTGAGCTCAATGAAATCAAGAAGGTTATCGACGGCAAAAACCAGTTCACTCGTGATATCGACGAGATTGATGATGAAGGCAAGAAGGAGAATAATACAAACCTCTTCTCCAACATCGCATTGGACATCATTCTCAGTGATAACCCGGAACTTGCAATCACCAAGCGCCTCAATTCGCTTGAGGACAAGAAGAACTCTTTCCTCGCTAAGATGAAGAAGCTCAACGAACTCCAGGAAAAAGTGAAAAACGGAGAGGTGCATGGCGCTGAAGGTTTCCGTGAGTTGTTGAAAATAATGGAGGAGGACGTGTAATGGGCGTAGTATCAAAGTACGGCAACCTGTATGATGTCAAGAAGAACATCATCTGCCACGCTCCTGTCACTTCTTTACATTTCAGAAGACTTCTGGTGAAGGGTAACGAGCTTCCTATGATGAATGGCGTAACAACACCAGCATTGTTCGGGATTCACGCGGACAAGAAATTCAAGCGTGGACGCTGGCGCCGAGTATTAACACATTAATTCATATAACAATGGCAAAAGAAAAAGCAACTATTTCAGCAACCCTCGGTCATGAGTATGAGGACCTGGAGGAGCGTGAGGATTTCCTCGCCAACAACGCGGACTCTGTTGAGAAAATGGAGTTCATCAAGCGATTCAATTCTGATGAGCTGATGAAGAAGAAGGATCTGTTTGCTCTTCAGTCTGCACGGGCATCTGACATCGAAGAGGAAATCAAGGATTTCCGTGAGCAGAAAAAGGCAGAGCTGAAGCCTATCAAGGAAGAGATTTCTTCTCTCCTTAAGGAAATCAAGCAGAAGGGTAGCATGGTTAACGAGAAGGTTTACAAGTTTGTTGACCGTGATTCTAAGATGACTGCCTTCTATGACAAGGAGGGTAATCTTGTTTCTTCCCGTCCGGCAACACGTGACGAACTCCCTAGCAATGTATACTCAATTAACCGTGATCAGCAGGCTATGTAGTCTGCTTTCACATAGTTTCTAAATTCTAAAATATTTTGTAAAATGAACAATGAAAAATTGCAGATAGACCTCGCTCCTGGACAGGATCATGCGGAGATTGTTCTCCGTGAGGTAGGTAACGAGAACCCTTATAAGCTTCCTGCAAAGGAGCCTCTTAATCTTCAGGTAGACGGTGTTATTACCTGTATCTATGCCTTCCTTGAGAAGCGTTGGGGTACAGAGCAGATTGACAAAGAGCATACGCATATCCTGGTTAATCGAGAGAAGCTCGTTGTTACTCTTGTTACAAACGAGAATGATGAGCGCACTACACAGACTATCATCGGCTCTATTCAGTTGTCTCGTCAGTTTGCGGGATTCCATATCAATGACGGTCAGTTGTGGAAACCGGTACAGCTTGGTGACTTCTTCCGACTCAACCGTTCTTTCTTCGAGACGAAGGAGAAGAACATGGAACTCGTCAATCTCCTCAAGAGCTTCTCGGCGAAGGTTCAGACTACAATCAAGAAGGAATACAGCGACAATGGTTCCGTGACTGACAACTATGAGAAGGCTGTAGACTCTAATCTTCCTCCATCGTTCACTATCAATATTCCTATTTTCAAGGGCGCAGAGCCTGAGAAGCTTTCAATCGAGACTATCGCTCACGTCGAAGGCAACATGGCATTACTGACGCTTATCTCTGCTGATGCAGAATGTATCATCGAAGAATCCCGCGACAAGATCATCAATACGGAGCTTGACAAGATTCGTAAGCTCTGTCCTGAGATTCCTATTATGGAAGTGTAATGACAGAAATGGATAACAGAATAGCAAAAATGCCCGCCAAGATGGCCTTTGCTGTACTTGACTTGCGTAAGGTGCATGCGTGCATCATGGAACTTCCACGAAGCAAGTCGGTACAGCTGGCCCGAAAGGCGGCATACCTCAACTACATTGAAGGTGAGGGTAGAAAACTCGGTAAGGTTCCACTTCATTATGAACGCCTTAACGAAAAGGGCGAAAGCGTGACGGTGGAAACTTACTTCAGATATTTAGATAGAGTTCATTAATTTTAAAATCTATACAAATGGATATAGAGCAGTTAAACAAAACGCCTCATAATCAGATTTGCGATTTGGCAAGAGACAGATTCATCGAGGTGTACAATCAGAAGTTCGGAGAGGGCGGAGAAGTATTCTTCGAAGAGCAGAAGGCATTCTTCAACGAAGAACTTCTCAATGGCTCGTTCAAGGGCTATCTTGAAAAGGCTCCATCACTGAATATTCATGATGCCTTCATGAACCTGGCAATTAACGGATTGTCTCTCGAAAAGGGAACTACGACACTCTGCTACCTCATGGGCTACAGTAACTACGACAAGAATACAAGACAAACGAATTATACGGCCAAGATCACCTATACTGGATATGGCGAGATTCTTCTTCGCCAGCGAGCCGGTCAGATTGTTCGTTGTGACAATCCTGTCGTAGTTTACAATTGTGACGATTTTCGTTTCGGTGAACGAGACGGTCATAAGTACGTTGATTACGCAAAGACTTATCCTCGACCTGAAAATTCATACATCGTTGCTTGTTACGTGAAGATTATTCTTCCGAACAATGCCTACGATTACTTCGTTCTTGACCGCGAAGGTATCGACCGTCTCCGCACGTATTCGGAGAAGTTCGGAGGTAAAGACCACAAAGCCAACGCTCTTTACGGCGGAAACTATGTCGGGAACGATGGTAGAACGTATTTCAGAGATATCGACACAGGCTTCCTTATCTCGAAGACATGCAAGCATGCGTTCAAGGGCTATCCTAAACTGAAGGTTGGTCTGGGCGCTCTTTTGCAGGCCGATATCGACATGCAGACTCAGCAGAAACCGACTCAGGAAGCCTTTGGTACTGGTGATGCCGCACCGGAAGATAAAGGTGTAAAGGTAAAGGTTGATAGTGATTCACCATTTTAAAATTGTTATATATGGCAGAAAATACAGAATTGCAGTTGGTACAACAACAAGCCAACAATATTACAAGACAGATTGCAACGCTAAAATCTGATACGGAAAATGCGGTGCAAGCCAACAGGAAATCTTATGAGGCATGCGTGAATGCAGGTGAGTCTCTGTTGTTTGATATTGGCGTTTCCGGAATGAACGATGCTCTTGACGAGAGAGCCGCTGAGTTTATCAAGAAAGCTAAACTGACAGAGAAAGCAATGACGGAGAAACGTAAGGGTGTTACCCAAGTGTTCGATATTGTCCGTAAGGGTTTTACTATGATGGAGAACCTTATCTCTATCAAGAACACCGATTCTGTTGTCTATAAGATTCAGGAGAAACGCAACGAGTATGCGGCATACAAGCTTGAACAGCAGCGTAAGGCTGAGCAGGAACGCCTGCGCCAGGAGCGTATCAAGGAGGCCAAGATTAAGTTGAAGACTGATACGATTGATATCTTGAACAATCTCCTTACAGAGCATTCTTCTGCTGCTATCAATTCACTTAATAATACGTTCTCTCTTCTCACTCTTGATAACAAGGATGAAGTTAAGAAACGTATTACAGAGTGTTCTGATGTTCTTGACCTCGGACATCTGTTCGTTAATAACAAGCCTTCATACTCTTCCGAAATTGATGAGAATGATGCCAAGGAGATTATGAATGGAGCCTACAAGGAGGTTTCCGCTTCTCTTCTTGCATCTTATAAGCAGACCGTCAATGCTACACGTGATGAGCTTCTTATGAAGTTTGATTCTAAGATTGCTGAACTTCTTGAAATCAAGAAGGCAGAAGAGGAGCGCAAGCGTAAGGAAGAGGAAGCTCGCAAGGCTGAAGAGGAGCGTAAGCGCAAAGAGGAGGAAGCACGTAAGGCTGCTGAGGAAGAGCGCAAGAAGCAGGAGGAAATTCAGCGTATCAAGGACGAGGAGGAGCGCAAGCGCAAGGAGGCAGAGCGGAAAGCTGCCGAGGCTGAACGCAAGGTAAAGGAAGCCGAGCTGAAGGCTGCTGAGGAAGAGTGCAAACGTAAGGAAGCAGAAGCTGCCGCTGCTGAGGCTGAACGCAAGGCTAAGGAAGAGGCTATCCGTAAGGCTGATGAAGCCGCAAAGGAAGAGCAGCAGAGAAAGCTTGCGGCTGAGCAGGAGAAGCGTGATGCAGAAAATGCAGCCCAGCACGCTACCGCACAGGCTCAGTCGCTCTTTGCCCAGACTTCTGTTGGAGAAACCGGTAAGCAGAAAATCAAGGTAACAAAACGCCTTGTTGTTACCGACAAGAATGCCTGGCTCGACATCATCCAGCAGTGGTGGACGATTGAAGGCTCCAAGATGTCTCCAGACAAGCTTGCTTCCAGATTGGAGTTCATGCGCAAGGCGTGTGAGAAACACGCAAACAGCGAAGAAGAGTATATCGTTTCTCCTTATATTAAATATGAGGATGAGGTAACGGCTAAGTAATATGGCAGAACAACCGTTTGACCCTTATTATTCTCGTGGTGAGGTCTCCAATTCGGACCTCACTGCGTTGAAGTTTGCCCTGAACCCGCAGCTCAACTTCGTAAAGGAAGAGGACAAGAGAAAGGCTTTCCATCTCGGTACCCTCGTTGACGCTCTCGTTACCGAACCGGAAAAGTGCAATCATTACGCCATGACAGTTGATGACGAGAAATATACGGAGAAGGATTGGAAATGGGGTCTAGACAGGCTTGCTGTTCTGAAGAAACAGGCAACGAAGGATAGGTTCCTTGATTTCGTCCTGAAGAATGCGGTCGGTCAGAAAACATTCATCAATCCGCACATGAAGATGGAATACCAGGGCTTCGAGTTCGAGCTTCCGGTACGCTGCAAGTTCGACTGGTGGCTCGGCGAGTTTGGCGGTGATTTGAAGACCACCGCAGCTACGTCACAGGAGCAATTTGAGGCTCAGATCGATTTCGTCGATTGGGATAGAAGCCGTGCATGGTACATGGACCTTACGCACAGTATAGACCCAAGATACGGAAACCAGGACTTTATCTTTGCGGTCTCCAAGACCAAGAAGAAAGTATTCTATAAGAAGATTGAACGTGGTGACGAGTTGTATTTGCGTGGTAGGGAGAAGGCTCTTGAATGGGCTTTCCGCATGTGGTGTTTATTATAATTTATTATTATGTCAGATAAACCGAAATTATACGATTATCAAGAAGAAGGTGTGCGCTTGGAGCTTGCCATGAAGCGCTGTATCAATGGCGATGACATGGGAACCGGTAAGACGGTTCAGTCTATCGTCGCCATTGAACGTGCAAAGGCAACTCCCTGCCTTGTTGTTTGCCCTGCTGCACTTAAGGTTAATTGGGAACGAGAGATAAAGAAGTTTACGAACCTCCGGCCTCTCATTCTTACCGATTCCGTCAATGCGACATACGGATATCATCTTACTAAGATGAACCTGTATGATGTAGTGATATGTAATTACGAGTCGCTCGCAAAATACTTCGTCGTAAGCCTCGGACCGAAACCGTTACGGCTGAAAAACTTCCTGTTTCGTGATGAACTGAAGATTATCAAGTCTGTGATTATCGACGAGTCCGCAAGAGTCAAGGATCCATCAACAAGGCAGTCTAAAATTATCATGGGACTGTGCCAGGGTAAGGAGTATATCTATGAGCTTACAGGTACGCCCGTTGTCAATCACGCAACAGACCTGGCCTGCCAGCTTGCTATCCTCGGTCGTCTGAACGACGAGTTCGGAGGGTTTGGCGAGTTTTGTAACAGGTACGGTGAGAACGAGAATCTTGAAGAGCTTAACCGGAAGATACACGAAACGTGCTACTTCCGCAGAGAAAAGAAAGATGTTCTTAAGGATTTGCCGGATCTGACCAGAACTACCATCAGTGTCGCCCTCGACCCGGAAACGCAGGAAGAGTACGATACATGCCAGAAAGACCTGCTTACATTCCTTCTTGAGTATAAAAGCTGCTCCGAGGAAGAGGCTAGGAAAAAGCTTAGAATGAAGGCTCTTGTCAGGTTTATGAACCTTCGCTCGATATCCGGGCGAGGGAAGATGAAGGCGACGATAGAGTTCCTTCATGATACCGAAGAACAGATAATCGTGTTCGCCGAGCATCGTGATGTCGTTAGTGCAATCAAGAAAGAGTTTCCTGATGAGGTTTGCACCGTAACCGGTTCCGATAGCCAGCAGCAGAAGCAGTGGGCTATTGATTCTTTTCAGGCCAGGAAAAAGAGAATCATCATCTGTTCCATCAAGGCAGCCGGCGTAGGCCTTACGCTTACGGCTTCTTCCAATGTGGTGTTCGTCGAGCTCCCATGGACGATGGCTGACTTATCGCAGTGCGAATGCCGTGCCTATCGTAACGGTCAGAAGAATGCGGTTACATCGTGGATTCTCATGGGTGCAAATACCATCGACGGCTATCTTTATAGCTTGATTATGCAGAAAGGATCAATAGCATCGAAGGTTACGGGCGAACAGGACTCCGCTATCAAGGATGCAGCTTATTTTGACGAGCTGGCCGATTTGGTTTTACAAAATTCTTTAAATAAAAAATAATGGAAATTCAAGGAAAAGTTATTGCCGTTTTACCTGAAAGAAGCGGCGTCTCTGCAAGAGGTGAGTGGAAGTCTCAGACTTATGTAATAGAAACACAAGAGCAATATCCTAAGAAGATGGCCTTTGATGTTTTCGGAGCAGACCGTCTGGCTCAGTTCAACATTCAGAGTGGTGAGGTTATTAACGTTAGCTTTGATATTGATGCACATGAATATCAGGGCAGATATTTTAATCAGATTCGTGCCTGGAATGTTACTAAGGTGTCACAACAAGCAGCACAACAAGCTATGGCAAGTTCTGCTAATGCTGCTGGCGTGGCAAACCCGACGAATCAGCAAAATCTGTTTCCACCTGAACAGCAGTCTGCACAGCAGCAAGCACAGCAACGAGGAAACTCTGATGACCTTCCCTTCTAATCAAACGAGCATTCAACGCTTATGTGGTTCAACCTGAAAAATGTGTTTGAACTTGAAACGTTTAGGAAAAAAGTAGCCGAGTTGGAGAATAAAGGCGCGATGGTAGAGCTGAAAGAAAAACGTGGACGTTCTTTGAAGCAGAATGCCTATCTTCATTTGCTTCTATCTGCATTCGGCCTCCAATACGGCTACACTCTAGACGAAGTTAAGACGCATTTCTATAAGCTGGTAGTGAACAAAGATATATTCCTCAGAGAAGGGATTGATAAATTCACAGGAGAATGCTATAAGTATCTCCGTTCTTCTGCTGACCTTACGAGAGACGAAATGAGCAAATCAATTTCTGATTTCAAATCGTGGGCAAAAGAGGAAGCTGGATTTGATTTTCCTGATTCTGATGAATATATCGCACTACTGCATATTCAGCATGATATAGAAAGACAAAAAAAATACATACAATAGCTTATGATGTTACCAACTAATATACGTCAGAAGTCAGGCGAGCTATTCCCGAATGACTTGGAAAAGCAGAAAATCTTTTGCATGGGTGCAGCGTTCTCGTTAGGCAAAGATTTATCCGATTTTGAGGAAGAAGGGCAACAGGAAGAAGTGCAGCAGCAGGAGATTTACCCTTGCCAGGAAGCTCTCGATATGTGGCTTGCTTACAAGAAAGAGAAACGTCAGAAGTATCAACCTCGTGGTCTTGCGGCTCTTAAAAAGAAGCTTTTAAAGATGTCGAACGGAAATCCAGAATACGCAAAGGTTATCGTTGAGCATTCTATGGGAAACAACTATTCCGGGTTGTACGCTCCTAAAAACAATGGTGTAAACAGTTATGAACAACAGCAACGAACTTTCAACAAAATTAGTTCAATCCTTGCCGACTGAATGCAAGCAAGCGGTGGAAAAATACGGCGGACAATATGCGCTATTCCTGGACAAATATCCTACCCTGCAAAATCGAACAGATGCAATTACATCTGTATATGATTCTGTAGCTAGAGGCGGTATGTCGTTTGTTAGTATTGATAAGTACTTCAAAGATGGTGCAAGCGAGTTTTGGATTAAGATAATGCTCATTGACTTGTTTATGGTTATTGGTGCTATTGATTCGACTACTCCTTACCAGTTCAAGGCGATTGCTCAACGTATCAGACAAGAATACTATCATCTTACGCCTAGTGAGCTTACTAGATTCTTCTACGAGTTTTCTATGGGCGAGTATGGAGAAATCTATGTAGGAAAGACGGTAAATCCTCAAAAACTTTTTATTGCTCTCGAAAAATACATGTGTAAGCTTTATGAAAAGAGAGCTGAAATTGATTCTCAGAAGTTAGCTGAGAAACAGAAAAAAGAATATGAGGAATCAAAAAAGAATGCAATATCCTACGAAGAACATTGCCGCTTAAAGGGTGTTGATCCGAAAGAATCCCCTCTTGAAAAGCTAAAGAGAAAACTTGAAAAAGAATCAAAACGAGACAAAAATGGCAGACGTAAGTAAAATGGCAGAGGAATGGCTCAATGAACATCCTGATGCGACAAAGAAAGAAATATGGATGGCCGGTTATTGGCAATCTACCGATAACTGGTGCAACCGAACCAAGTAAATTTTAGAATTATGGCAGAAAGAAAAGTGAAACCAGAAATCATGCATTTGATGATTCTTAGCAAATGCAATTACAAATGTGAATTATGCTGCAATAAACTGTACGATATTGAGAAAATTCCAGTCGCTACGGTTAAGGAATTGAAAACAATACACACTTTGTGTATTACGGGCGGAGAACCATTCATGGCAAGTATCGACATTGATGATTTCGCCCGCAGTGTCAAGAAAAATTTCCCGAACATCGAAAACATATTCGTTTATACAAGCGGACAAATTCTTATGTTCTGTTTGCCACATCTCTTTTCTTATATTGATGGTCTTAGCATTTCTCCAAAAAGCATGAAAGATTGGCTGGCTTTAGAAAAAATAGCCAACCACAGCACCTCTCGTGAATACTTTAACAATATTTCTCGCTTGCCTAGTAACCGCTTATATGTGTTTAAGGAACAGGTTCCATTTTTCGAGGAAAGATTTAAGCCAATCGCGAAGAAACTGAACCTTAACGTTCTGTATCGTACGTGGGATAAGGAGTTTAAGACTCCAGACAATGAGATTTTCAGAAGATTACCAATACTTTTAAATTAGTTGATTATGGTAGAAAGCAAAGGTAAAATCGCAGAAGTTACTAACGCAACCACCAAGCAGGCGATTGTGTTCATAGGAGTTTACTCTTGGGTTGTCGTAAGAAACCTAGGAAGAGCAATCAATAAGGCGGTACACAAGCTGCCTTGGTTGTTCATCGTTGTAACGGTAGTAGTATCATTCGTCGTTAGCTTTATCTTCATCTCGAAGGCTAGAGCAGAACGAGATAACTATAATCAGAAATTAGTTCACGCAACACAGCAGCTCGATAGCTTCTATGCTGCATACGGAAACTTAAAGTAATATACAATGAAAAAGCATAAACATACAATAGTTATGATTCTGCTCGTTATTGCAGCTTTCATCGCAGGTTACGGTTTCATCTGCTTTATGGTTGAACACATTTTCCTTTCGCTTCTGATGGTATTCTGCATCAGTTGCGCATTGGCAGTAGAGAGGGAGGTGTAGCATGCAGACAGGATGGAATCCAAACTTCTCTAGACCGGTATTGGCTAGAATTCCAGTCAAAGTACCAACCGAAGAGCAGGTGAATCGCTTCTATATGCTCTTCTATTCCATGGTCGGTGGTTTCGCCACAATCGTTCAGACCCAGATTACAGACACATACAACCTCATCAAGGAGAACAAGAAAATCTTCCGATTCGAGGCAAAGAAGAGAATTATGGAAGCAAAGGAGTGCTCTGACGAACTCATCGATGCCTTTATGCACTATATGAAGGAATGCGGTATGTCCGAACTCTGGCTGGATATGACTGACAACATCGAGGATGACTTGAAACTGGACGTACAGAAATGCTTCTATGCCATCGATAATCAGTTCCACAAGCATCACGTTAAAGAGCATAAGATGTACACAATGCTCCTGATGTCGGAACTGATGAGCAGTATGCTTGTAAGCTCTGTAGAACGCTTTGCTGAGATGATGGATAAGTATAACGGTATTCATGCCGTCAACATCGCAGAACGCTTCACGAATCCTATTCGAGGAGTTCACGCTCGCATGCGCAATGCTATGGAGATTCTCTACCCGGTCAAGGTTGACAAGGAAGTCTTCTCTGAATGCCCGGACAAGTTCAACCTCGGCTTCGAGATTATCGGTCAGAAGGTACTCGACTGGAAACGTGCCGAGAAAGCTCTGGCGAATGCCTGTATCCTCAACGGCTTCAACCTTAATGCTGACGGCGAATTCCTGGAGAATGAACAGGATAATACCGGTACTCCTTGGAACGAGACTCACGTAAGGGCTTTGAGGGTCGCTTATTCTAACACTTCGAATAAACAGATTGCCAGGATCCTCGGCAGAAGTGTTTACGAGGTTACAAAGCAAGCGAAGAAACTCGGATTGAAGAAATCAGAGGAATACCTTAGAGAAACTAGAATAGCTAACTTAACACGCAAGAAAAATAAAAAAGATTCCAACGCTTTACACAAAGAACAGTGACGGAAAGAACGTTCAATTCAAAAGAATAAAATAATATGGAAGAAAAGATAAATATAGCAGAAATCCTTAAGGATAAGTCAGAAGGTACGAAACTCTGGACTGATATGTTTGGAAGTGTTACGTTATATGTCGTTACTGATGCATGTGATGCTTTTCAAGTTAAGCATCATAATAAAGAACCATGGTTCGATAAAGACGGTAAATTGTGCAAGGAAGGAGTTTTGTGCATCTACCCTAGCAAATCAATGCGTGATTGGTCTAAGTTCGCCTGGAAGAAAGGCGATGTGTTGGTTAGTAAAGATAACGTGCATATTATCTTTGAAAAGTTTGAGGATGATGCCTACACAAGATTTAAAGGCAAGCATTATCTTTGGAAATATTGTGACGAAGAAGATTATAATAAAGAAGAAACAAAAATGTTAACTTCTGTATTTGAGAAAGCCAACGATGATGTTGCTCAGACTTACATCAAAACCATAGAGGAAAAATTGGGTGGTAAACTCAATGGTGAGACTTTGGAAGTAGAGAAGGCTCAGCAAGAGTTCAAGAATGGGGATATAGTTACCATTATGCCTCACATTGGAGATAAGCTTATCTATCTCTTCAAAGCAGAAGATAATGAGAAGTATTATGGTCATGCTTTCCTTGACGGAAACATAGCCATTGTTAATGAAGATACTTATTGTCAAAAAGACTTCAGTACAGCTCGTCCATCTACGGAAGAAGAGAAGCAGCAACTCTTCTCAGCACTCGCAAAGAAAGGCAAGGCTTGGGATGCTGAGAAGAAAGAAGTTGCCGATTTGAAGCCAAAGGTTAAACCATTTGATAGGGTGTTGGTTAGAGATAGTAAATCAGATAATTGGCGTGCAAATTTGTTTGGTTATATAGGCAAAGATGGATATTATCATTGCGTTTATGCTAATTGGGCATATTGCATTCCTTACATCGGCAATGAATCATTGTTAGGTACAACTAAAGACGTGGAGGGTTAATTTATGGGCAATGAGGATTTAACGAATTGCATAACTTGGTATTGCCCACCACGCTTTAAGTGTGAAGATATACAAGATGGTAAGGCGCAAAGAAGAATGCGTAGAAAGAATCAACTTAGAAAAAGAAAGGGTAGACTATGATTGATAAAAACAAAATAGAATCTGCAAAGGAAGAAATCTACGAGGATAGATTCTTGCTCAATGGTGAAGATGTAGTCTTTGATAATGATGCTAAGGAAGAAATGTACTACAAAGAGGATATCAAAGAAGCTATTGGACTAGGTGCTAAGTGGGCTATCAATGAGTTTATTAAAGACTTGTGGCATGCTATTGATGAAAATCCAAAAAAGTACCATAAATGTTTGGTAGAAGTTGTGTATCATAGACCATTCAACATGACGGATGAGATAAACTATGTTACTTCGCACCTAACCAACTTTGGTTGGGATGAAAATAGTTTTAAGCGCAGCGACTATACTATCAAGAGGTGGATATATATTGACGATTTACTGAAAGGATGCAACCATGATTAAGTCAGTTACTATGTACTCTGTCGTTTGTGACAGATGTGGAAAGACCTTCATTGAAGAGTTTAATGGCATTGTGGCTTGGTTGGACGAAGGAACAGCCAAAGAGCAAGCAATGGAAAGCGAATGGGCGGAGATAGGCGATAAGCACTACTGCCCAGACTGCTATGAGTTTGATGAAAAGTTGGATGAGTATGTTCCTAAAAAGAAAGGAGATAAGAATGAGTAGAAATTTAATGAGAATGGCATTGATAATGGCTTCTACGGTAGCTTATGCACAAGATGATATTTTCGGGTACCCAAGCCCTAGACTTGACGCACCAAGCGGCAATATTCCTTCTGACAAACAGAAGTGTCAGCCAAAGGCGCAGCATGAGTTCACCATCAAAGGTGTTAAGATCATGGCAGCTTCTAAGAAGGATGCTATAAAAAAGTTTAATCATCGTAAAAAGTAAAACGTATGTTGTACGAAGCAAAACAGGGAAGTAAGGCTTATGAATACATTAAGAGTATTCTCGATGCTGAATTTGAAGAGCATCAATCATACATGAAACGAGTAGAAGAAGCCGTAGGTTTCAAATTTGAAAAATATCAGGGCTATCAGCCTAACAGAACTCTCGCAAGAGAGTACGAGATTACCGGTATATGGGTTCTTTCTGAGCGTTACGATACGCTAGATAAGAAGGTGTGGAAGAAGATAGACGGTGTAAAATTGGAGGACGGTTACTATGTATGCATTGCGCCTAACAAGCGTAGTAAGCAAGGTAAGGCAATAGCAGCAGTATTTACATCATATAAATCCTTTACTCATCATTTCAAGATATTGAAGGAACTGAATATCGAAGTTCCGTACGTCAGCCGATTCTCCATCACCCAGCTTTTACGTCACAAAGACCGCATTTTCGTTTACTTCGATAATAGTATTAGAGCTGAGAAGCAAAATCCAGACTTCGTGGAAATCACGATAGGTGAATATGAGGATTTCGTTAATAAAAAGGATTAAGCTATGAATAAGTTAGAATACATTCCAGGAGATTTGGTAATGACAAACGGCATTCCTATCGGAACCAAAAAGGGAATCGTCTACCAAGTCACAGAAAGTAATGCTGATAAATATGCAAAAGTGAAAGATGGAAATGCTTTCACTGAACTGAAAGGTTCTGTCACTCTTTCCAACTTAAAAGGAAAAACCGTTCATGATGATGGATTCCTGTTTGGTGACAGTGGCGCATGGGCGAAGGATATTGTTCCTATCCCTCTCACTCCTTCCATCCTAGAGAAGAACGGATGGAAGAATGATGGTTATGATTGTTATAAGTTGCCAACAAAAAGAGCTTATCTGTATATAATAAAAGATACAAAAGTGAATGATGAGTTCTTAGTGTGTGTTAGTTTAGAAATGCACAACTTGGCAAGTGTTACCTATGTTCACGAACTCCAACATTTATTATATGCCCTGCATATAGATAGTAACTTAAAAATATAATGATATGCCAACAGGATTTACAGCACCAATATATGATGGTGAAGATATAACATTTGAGCAATTTGCAAATAGTTGCTTGCGTAACTTCGGTATCTACCTAAGATTTGAAGGGAAATATCCTAACCTTAGTAGATACGAAATTCCTGACAAGATATGTCCTAGTGATTACTATAAAAAGAAATACGAAGAGGCAAAAGCTGAGTACGAAAAGCATCTTGCATCCCCTAAGACAAAGGAAGAACTTGAAGCTGAGTATCTTTCTTATGTTAATGATGTAATCAAGGGAAATGAGGATAGATCGAAAGAGAATGAAGCTCTCAAAAACAGATACAATGCAATGCTATCCAAAGTTAGAAGATGGACTCCACCATCCAAAGAATACGAGGGTGTTAAGGACTTTATGGAAAGTCAATTAATTGATAGTTTAGATTTTGATTGCAGCCAAGTTTATGTGGAGAATATCATCCCTAAAGATGAGTGGATTCAAAAACAAACTAATCGCACTGATTTAATAGAGTCTATGAAGTATAATTTGGAGCAGTATAATAAATCTGTAGTTGCTGCCGAAAAGGATACTCAGTGGCTCAAAACATTTTCAGAAAGCATAAAGAAAGTAACAGATTAACTAACCGTCCTTATTGGACATAAATATAAGTAATATGAAAAAGATTATTTTAGCAGCCTTAGTCGTTGCAAGTTTGTTCGCTTCTTGCTCTAGCGAGAAGACTTTTAAAAAGAAAGATGGCTCTACGATTACAGCAAAGCCTTATGGCTGGGCTAGTAAGGAAAACAAAGTAGAAGGTGTTAACTACGAGTTGAATGCTCCAGATGTTGTAGTATCTATCATCTTCGCCCCATCAGTTATCGCTCCTGCTTTACTGACGGCTTATGATGTTTGGGAACCAGTATCATATACTGAGCCATCTAAGTAACTAATCATCCCTTATGGGATATAAATAGATAGTTATGAAATATAGAATTACAAAAGATGAAAAAGGCTTTAGAGCATTAGTTGGTAAACAAAGCAGATTTGGTACTGAGTTTAGATACATTGAAGAAGATAAGTCTACAAATCTCTGTCGCTGTGTTAGTTATTTTGATACTCTAGAAAAAGCTATTGATGCTTGCAAGAAGCATCAAGTAGCTATGGGGTACGATAAATTACCTAAAGTAATCAAAGAGTTTGAATTATAATTTACCACCCTCTCCTGCAATAGGGAGAGGGTAAAAATAAGAGAATATGGAATTAGTAATTACAATATTAGGTTGGATTGCATTAGGTCTTATATCTGCTTATCTGTTAGCAATAGTAGGTAAAATAATCTTTGATGCTGCAACCGCTGATTATAAGTTATACAAGCATGTAAGATTATGTCGCAAAAGATTGCTAAGACAGCGATATGAAGATTATGCTTGGCTATTACTCCAGTTAGAGAAAGATACGGAAATTTTCAATCTTACTCATAATACAAGAGATTGGACTTTTGAAGATTGGAGTGAATTTTATCTTAAAAAGGCAAAGGAGGATAAGCAATGAGTAAAGAAAAAGCGATAGTTCACATTAATAATGTTTCCAAGATGATTGGCTCAAAAAGAATAAAATTAAGTGAAGGCACTACAATTCATATTCAAAACGAGTTAGTCTTGGCACTTAAAGAGTTGGAGGATTAAGTATGAATCGTAAAGAAGCAATAGAGCTATTGCCGATAATTCAGGCATACGCAGAAGGAAAAGAAATTGAAATTTTTGATAAGACTATGAAAATGTGGAAAACTGCTATGCTGCCACATTTTGGCTGTGATCCAAAAAATTATCGCATCAAGCCAGTGGTAAAGTACCGCCCATTTAAGGACGCAGAAGAGTGCTGGCAGGAAATGCAAAAGCACCAGCCGTTTGGGTGGGTGAAGACTAAAGACAAAGGAATCAGATTGTGTATGAGTGGATTGAATCAAAAAAGTGCTTTTACACAAGTTGGTTATAAATATGATGAAGCCTTTGATGAATTCATCTTTGCCGATGGGCTTCCGTTTGGCGTAAAAGTGGAGGAATAGTTATGGCACTACCTAAAAATTATAGTATATGGCTTGCCGTTGATTATGATGGTATAGAAAAAGCTTTTTTGGAATAAACCAAAAAGATGTAATAAACATGGAGAGTGGTGGGGTGATAAGATGGTTCTTCCGCATGGAAGCGTTAAGAAGCTCATCGGAAGAGAATTGTCTTGGAGCGATGAGCCGGTAGAACTTAAAGAAGAATAGCTTATGTATAGACCGATTACAATGTATCAGATTGTTTGCGATAGATGCGGAGGAGTATTTGGCGGTACAGATACTTGCTCTGCACTATTCAGTAACAAAGAAGTTGATATTGGTGACTACTCTGATTGGGAAATGATAGATGGCAAACACTATTGTCCCGATTGTTATGAAGTAGAGGTCATTGATGGAGTGTATAATGTTAAAGCTAAATAGATATGAACATATTAGTTGATAAGACCGTACTATTCATTGATTTGGATGGTACTTTGATTAAAACGGCATCTAGGAAGACGTTTCCTGAAGATTGCACTGATTTCATTATCCGAAAAGAAGTTTTGGATAAAATTGCAAGAAGGATGCCAAATTTATTTTGGGTAGGTATTGTTACCAATCAAGGAGGGATACCTCAATTTGTCTCAAAACGAGACTTTGAGACAAAGTTTGAATGTATTATCCAGTTTGTTGGCTCATATTTAGGAAACAGAATACCTAAATTTTGTAGTATGAAAACGAGTGTATTTGTCTCTGGATTATACAGTGCTTCTACAGATAAAGATAACAAGAATAGAAAGCCAAATATAGGAATGTTAGAACATTTACAAGAATACTTTGGCGAGAATGATAAAAGCCAAATGATAATGATAGGCGACGCCAGTGGTAAACCTGGAGATTTCTCCGATTCAGATAAGAAATGTGCCGAGAATTTTGGTATCGATTATCTTGACGTAGAGGACTTTCTTAACGATAAAAGCTTATGAAAATAGAAAATATCAAGTTCAAGGCTAAACGTCTTGACAATGGAGAATGGATAGAGGGTGAAATCTCTCATTTTGAAAATACTATATGGATAGTACCTATTGATCATAAACCATTCCATTCGGGATGTGCTGAAGTCGACTCGGATACTATCTGTATGTTCACAGGACTGAAAGATTGCGATGGCAAAGAAATTTGGGAAGGTGATATGCTTTCAAATGTCACCAATGATAGTCCTGACGGAATAGTAGTGTTTAAATATGGCGCATTTTCTTTACTCGCTAAGAATGGTCGTGATTTTTGCGTTGCACTAACATACCTTCTGAGTGAGAAAGATTCGTTAAATAGATTTAAGGTAGTCGGCAATAAATTCGATAAGGAGAAGTAGCGTATGAAGAATAAGATTTTAGACTTAACCAAGTCAGCCGTTTGGTTGGTCTTGTGTCTGATTGTTGGTGCATTGATATGTGAGGGCATTTGCTCATTGGCTAATATCAATAAACCAGCAAAGAGAGTTGGTATATCTGTAATCACAGAAGAAGAGCACGATTATCTGGTAGTGGAAACGAAACACGGAGTTTGTGTTATTCACGCAGAGAGCTGCCCTTGTAATAAAAAGAAGTAGCGTATGAATATAGGAATTTTATATCTTTGTATGAGTTTTATCTACATCCTGCTTATTTGCTTGGATGGAGAAGATGTAAAACCGAAATGGAAACAATGGCTAGCTGACAAACTAGGCATCAAGCCAAAGATAGAGGTTAGATACATAAAGCCACAAGTCGTTAAGCTTCATCCAAGAGTTGCAATGTCAAATTTTGAAATGCAATACTATTGCCGTGACAAATTTGGCATGGAGCAATTGAAGAGAAGAGCAATAGAAAGTGTGTATGATGAAATTCTTAAGGAAATGAAGGCAAATGGATTGGTTTCCATTTCGCAATATAAAGACATCTATACAAATAGCACAATTTATGAGGGGACATGTGAAATTTATAAAAACAAGTAGCTATGAAGAAGGAAATATTTGACTTCTCGGAGGCTCTGAGAAGAATGAAGGAAGGAAAGAAAGTGAGAAGGGTAATTTGGGAAGAATGTGGAGCTTATATCTATATTGTCTCTAAGACTATCATAGCTGTATGCGATGAAAAATTCTTTCCTTGTGTTTTCAAAGATTCTGAGGATATTCTCGCAACAGACTGGGAGGAGGTGTAAGGATGGAAAAGAAAGTATTGACCCTATCCGTCAGCAAGCAGTGGTTCGATATGATTGCTGACGAAAGAAAGGATGAAGAGTATCGGGAGATAAAGCCGTATTGGGCATCCCGACTTGTAAACCAGCAAGCCGAAGGCGGCGAAGTGCTTTTTGATGAGTACGGCGGTTATTGTTGTGTGACAGGTAAACCGGAATACAAGCCATTCACCCACGTTCTCTTCATCAATGGCTACCGAAAGGATAGCCCACGAATTGAGAAGGAGATAGAGAGCATTAGTATCGGCAAGCCTAAAAAAGGTCTATGTCCCGACAAGTGGCTTGATACCGAGTTTTTTATCATTAAATTCAAGTAGCGCATGACAAACGAGGAATTTTTCAATGCTCATATAGGTGAGCCCGTTCTTTATAAAGGAAAGGATATTGGCGCATACGTAGCTGGGTATATTGAAGATAAGTATATCATCTTAGGATTTGATGATTATACAGGCTGCATTCAGTGCTTCACTTCTAAAGTGAAAAATCTTTGTGCATTGTATCACTCATACCGATTTGCTAAATTGAAGTATGTAGAGGTAGTAGATAAAAGTACAGATAAAAAAGTAGCTTATGAAGATTAGATTAGCTAAGAAGATAGTGAAGCACAATACGCCTTATTGGATATTTCGTTACCTCTGCTATAATCGCATAATGTTACCAGGAGCGGGATATAAGGTCGATTTTAAAGACCAACGTATCATCAAGGCGATGAGTTTAGTTGAACATTGGAATGCTCGTAGGTACAGAAACGAAGCGGCAAAGTTTAATAAAAAGAATCCGCTCAGTCCGAGAGACCTTCGTCGTAGTGTAGAAAGATTAAAACAGTACAGCGCATGAAAGAAGAAAGATGTTGTGGTAACTGCCTTTGGATGGGATGCGAAGACATCTTAGGCAATGGATGGTGCTACAAAAAAGATTGCGAAACATCTTGTAATAAGGTTTGCAAGAAACATGAATTTTAAACTTTAAATATTAAAATGGAAAAGATCTACAGACATTTTAAAGGAGGTTATTACAGATTTATTACTGAGGTCACTAATAGTGAAACTCAGGAGAAAGAAGTTGTTTATCAGGCTCTCTATGGGGAGCACAAGGTTTGGACTCGCCCTGCCGATATGTTCTACGGAAAGGTGAACGTTGGTGGTGTGGAGATTGATAGATTCACCGAGGTTGTTGGTGTGCCTGTCTTATTCAAAAAAACCAACGAGAACGCTATCATGCCAACGAAGGCGCACAATGATGATTTCTGCTACGACTGCTATGCGGTTTCAGAAGAAGAGGTTGCGCCTAATGTATGGAAGTATGGTCTTGGATTTGCTTTGCAGATTGAAAACCGCAACAAACCTGCCGACATTTCTAGGTGCTTCACGCTCCGCCCTCGCTCTTCTGTATGGAAGACTGGCATGGTTCTCAGTAACTCAGAAGCAACCATTGATGATGGCTTTGTTGGCGAGATTTCTGCTGTCTTCTATCACGTATTTCCAAAAATGCCGCGATATAAGGTTGGCGACAAAGTGGTACAATTTCATCTTGAAACAAGTGACAACATCATGCTTATCGAGACGGACAAATTAAACAAAACAGAACGTGGCGATAACGGCTACGGCTCTTCTGATAAAAAGTAATACATGAACATCACAGATGAACAGAAAACATATATAAAGGAACACCCTTACGAATCTCCTTACGCAATGGCCAAGAGCTTCGGTTGCGCAGTACAGACTGTTTACTGGTGGCTACATAGGCTGCATGGGGATTCGTTCAAGGACGCAAGAAAAGAGCAAAGAGAGAAGATCAGGGAATCTGTCCGTAAGCTATATCCGGATTACTCTTCTTCTGAAATTTCCAAAGAACTTGGAATAACAAAGTCATGTGTAACAAGCATAGCAAAGGCACTTGGCGTTACTCATACCCAGGAAACGGAAGAAAGACTTCGGTTGAAATGTGCACAGGCAATAATAAGACCGGAGATAATAGCTAAACGTTCTGAATCTCTAAAAAAGACGCTGAGGCTTGACAGGTACAGAGCAACGAATGGAATAAAACAGAAGACACGACGCAAGTTCAAGACCATTCCGAGCAGATGTCTCTGTGCAAGGAACTATCTCTGCAATAAATACAACTACTTCTACGACAAAGATTACGGAGAGCTGCTTACCGTCTTCTACGACAGTGAAACAAGAATGCTGACAGAAGATCAGCAGAAACACTACGAGACGAAGTATGGTATCAAGTTCCTCCAGGGAGCTGAAGAATAATTTCTGTGCATTATCTATATTGTTTAGGGGTGGCTACACATCGCGTGCGGTCACCCCTTTTTGTTTGTATCAACTAATAACCAAATAAAAACATTAGAAAAAACTAAGAACGTTTGTGTAACTTTAATTTCCAGTATATCCAACCTAAAAATGCGAGAATGCCTATGAAAAGGCAAACTGAAGTTATCTTACCTATATTTAAAAATGCCATGTCAGTCCTTGATAGCTGTTTCTTGACATATACTTTATCTTTCGATATTTTACTTATCACAGAGCTTAACGAGTCGCATCTCTTGTGATATAGGGATGTGCTGTCCTTGTATTCCTTGAGGCACGAAATGCTGTCCCTGAGTATCTGTACGTCTTCCTGAGATATCTCATGGTATTCATAGTGGAACCTGTCTTCGCCTACCTTGTTTCCATTTGAGTCGTATTTGGAAGCCGTGCTATCCCTTATATGAGTCTTCTCTTTCGTGGTGGACTTCACCGATTCCTTGTGCGATGCTCTGTATGATTCCAGTTCCTTAATAAGCCTTGCGTTAAAGAGCGAATCCCACTTAGCCTCGTTACGTTTATCAGTGATGTATGTCTGTTTTTCTATCACACGTTCTTTCGCCTTGCATCTACAGAACATTGATAGAATCAGCATTGCTACTGAAATAGCAATTACAACTCTTGTTATCTTATCAATCAGTTTCATAAGCTTACTGAATTACAATCGTTACTTTTTCCTTTTTATCCCAAGCTGTCTTCATTGTCTGAATAAGCTTGTTTGTCCAGAATCGGGAATCGCTTACCCAACCTTTCTTATCATTCTTACCACAAAGAATGCACCCCTCTGTGTCTTTTGCTGAGTTGCCGGAATGAATACGAATACCATCGAACCCTGGTACATCCTTTAATAACGGTAACATCTTCTTGAATCTGTTAGAGTAGGTATATACGCATTTATAACTGCCGCTTGGTATTGCAGTCTGCCCATAAACCTTCTTCTTCTTGATTTCTTCAAGCTGCATATCTTGGCGCAATCCTCTATCAGCATCTTCAAGAGTATTGCATCCGAACAACTCTCCATTAACGTAAAGACGGCTGATAGTATAGCCATCCTTTTTCCAAGCTCTATCTATTGTAATTAACATGATTGATTTCCTTTCTGTTGTTTGTATGAGTTAAAAAATGATGACAGGAAAGGTATCCTCTCCAAAAAGTACAGTCCAAGGCAATAATGTAGAAAGTTCGCTACCATCCATGGTGGCGTACCTTTCTTGAATATCTCCATCATCTTTTGGGTGATATTCATGCCATAGAAGTAAATCACAACGTAGGTAATCATTGACACACATTGAATAGCTCCATCCATTTGCCCTTTCCATCTACCAATGGTATATACGGCTGCACATAGGACGAAGTATATCGTTGCGTGACCTACGCAAATAAGTGCCTTCTTGAGTTCAAATTTCTCACCTTTAGCTATCATACCACTAAGATATCCAAACACAAAGTTGAGAAAGAAAACCAAAGCCAATGTCTTCAATTCTCCATCAATAGGCTTTAAGTAGGCTACGACCGCTATCACGACCCCTACTAATAATTCTCTTAATCTTTCTGCCATTTTCGTTATCCTGAATAATTAATAAAAATAAAGTTTCGGTCTCTTTCTGCAAAGATAGCAAAAAAAACCGAAACTTCATTCAGAATAACGAAAAACTTTAGACATTCAAGTCGTAATATGGAAGTCTGCCACTTTCCAGGAAGGAAATACATTCATCGAAAATCTTTTGCTCGTAGTTGTACGTGTTGATCTTCGGGAACCATTTCTTTATCTTTGCGTCGTTACGCTTTACCATTTCGCCCCACAAAACGCACCAATCATTAATGGTAATGTTGTCGTTCTTGACTTCGTGCCAATAGTCTTTTGCTACATCTTTAGTATGAAGCTGACCGATGAGACAAAGATGCATATCTGCCATTTCTTCGTCATAATGACACGCGCCAATCTCTCCCTTGACCTGCTTCATCATATCAAGCATTACGCTGTCATTCATTCCGACTTCACAACAATCTGCCATGATCGTAACACAGTTCTTGATAGCCTGCATGTCATTGCTAGCTATAATGTCTTCGAATACCTTTTTCATAATCGTATATTTTTGATGTTACTTCAAGAAATACTCTCTGATGTTGTATACACCATCCTTGTCTTTCAATAAGTCGATAGCAAGGCTATGTGCATACTTAACTAGATGTTCAGAGCCAATCTCCTTAACATCTTCTTTGCCGAGTATCTTTGCGATGGTGCATCCATGGTCGCTTACAACCTGATTCATGGCAACGTACAAAGCGTAGTCATTGTAGTAAGGTTTCTCATCTGTTGCAAGTCCGAGACTGGTCATTGCATTAAGCCATGTCTGCATATCCCAAGTTGCAGCTGGATTCATTCCGTTCACAATCTCTGAAGCCTCCTTCTTAGTGAGATAGTTCTTCCACTTAATTGCACAAAGTTTCTCAACGTACTCTTGCGCAAGCTCTGGGTGCTTCGATGCCATATCCTTCATCATGCAGCGCATCGTATCTCCGAATGTGCGCATATACTTTACATTAGTTGATGATGCCATCATTCCGTAAAGCTCATCAAACTTACTCATAATGTCTTTTGTTTCCATATCTTGTATATTTTAACCTATTATCAAATCTTTCAACTCTACAAAGTCCTCCTCTGTGAAGTTGATGCTTCGCTTGCTTCCAAAGAGGATGGCGGTGGCAATTCCATCCGGCAGGTCAATAGACACAACTCCTTTGTCGATATGTCCGTGTATAAAACCTACATCGAATTTGTAATCTTCCACGGATTTTAGCATCTGCATCATATCTTCAAATATCGTGTTGGCATCTATGTTGCCGTCTTCATCGGCGATGAATAGGGTAGCGTTGTCAATGCTCTTGCCCCAACTATCCTTGTGCTTGGCGATGATGTTGTGCGCCGCACGTTTCATGTACACTGATGGTATGGCGAGCATCTGGTTAGCCTTAACCATATCGTCTATTCTAGCATCTGCCCACAAATCAAGCGATGTAAGCAGTTTCTCTTTCAATTCTGTTACGTTCATTTCTTAGTTCCTCCCTTCTTTGTCCCTTGAACCATAGCGAGATACTCTTGCCACGTTTTATCACTATGATTTGTCATATAGTCGTTAAGCATAGCGGTTTTCTGCTCTTCCGCCTGTGCTACTTCTTTTCTCAGTCGTTGCATCAAAGACAAATGTTTCTTTAATGCCTCCTGTCCTTGCTGAGTGCTTTCGATACGAGGGCGTATAATGCGCAATTCCTCGTCTTGCACTAGCTTAGACACATATTGCAAGCTATTGACGTATTCCTGATTCTGCATCAAGTACTGACGTTGTGCGCCTGTAAGATTGTCTTCAATCTTATCAATCTCATCCCATAAAGGGGTGGAAGACTGCTGCGCTTGCATGTTGATAGATGCTCGTTTCTGCTGTATTGCTTCGTACATCTTCTGTAGCTCGGCATCCATCATCTGCGGTTGCTGCTGATTTGTGCCCATATCCAATAATGGGCTGTTACCAAAATTCATCATAACAATAAATATCTTTAAAGTTGGTGATATATTATAGAGAGGTGAGAGGGCATCCACCAACGAGGGCAAACACCCCTCACCAACTCATTTTTTCTTAGTCTTTTTTACGGACTTTCTTGCTCTGTTACGCTCCTGTAGTGGGCGTGGAAGGAGCAGTGCTGTTACAGCAATAGCTGCCGTAGCCCGAAATTACTGGCGTAGATGGGAGTACCAACTGACCACGCAAGCAATTGCAGGTCTTCTCGTTAACGTAAGCCATCATAAGCTTCTCCTTGTAAGGAGTGAGGGCTTCCATAACGGCTACCTTCTTGTCGAGGTCGCTATACTTAGCCTGTAGTGCGTCATACTGGTCTCTCTGATTCTTGTACAAACCAAAGTCTGCATCAATCTGAGACTTGTAAAGACCGAACTCAGCCTGCATTGCACGGCGGTTCTCTGCGTTGATGGCATCGTTAGCACCCTTATACATAGAGAACTTCTCTGCGATGTCAGTTTCACGCATAGCGTAGAACTTGTTAGCGGTGTCGAGCTTCAAACCGAACATGTCGGTAAGCAGCTTAACCTCATCAGCGCATTCCTTCTCCATTACCTGTAATGCGGTTGGCTGATTGGCATTCGCATTTGCGCCATAGCCGTTAGCGTTGATGTTCACGTTCTCAGGCATATTGCTGCCACCGAGTGAACCAAACACACTGCGATTACCGCCAAATAACCAAGCACCAAGACCGAGTGCAGTACCAGCTATACCAAGACCCAATCCTGTGCCTGCGATACCTTTAGAAGCATACTCATCATGCTTCTTTCCCTCTTCGTAGATTTTCTTTTCTACTACTTTTGCATCTGTCATTTCCATGATACAATCTTTTTAAGTTATCCTTAATATTAACTAACACTATTGTAACGTTACGGATGCAAAGGTACGAAGAATAGGGGAGAGCAAATATAACTCTATCACACTTTCTTTTAGTGATTGATTATCAGAGATTTAAGGTGATAGTAGGTAATATCATAAATAACAAAAAAGAGAGGCAATCACTTACCTCTCTTACTCAACTTGTAAGGAATACTTACATGTTCAACTATTATTTTCTTTTCTTTTTAATGTAGTGCAGAATATCCCACTTCTTCCAATAACGTGTGTGACCACGCTTCTTGCACTCGCCGTTCGGAATATCACCTCTAGCGACCATTCTATTCAATGTAGCATCAGAAACGTGCAGTTTCTCCTTAACTTCCTCGGTAGATAGCATCGGGTTGAGAGCATACGGCAGATAGTTCTCACAAAGGTCTTCTATCTCATCGCTACTCATTCCGCAAGCAGTTACCTTCTCCCCTCTCTTCTCTTGCTCGTCTGCTCGAAAACAAGAATCCGATAACGATTTTAATAACACTCCCAAGGTGTGATAACCAAATAACTTTCCCATATCATTATAATCTAGAGATTAAACTTTGACAGCCCTTGCCTGAGAAATACTTATCGGCAAAACCATATACATAAAATATAATGGTCATTACAAGTATTACAACATTAGCTTCCACCATTTCTTTGGTGGTAAAAACATTCCAGTATACGATATGAATAGCATTTATCCCAAATAGGTAGATTATCATCGGAATACGCCATCTGTAGCAGAGCCAAAAGAATCTGCTCGCAATTATAAGTACAAGCGGATGGATGTAAACGGAAAAATAGATAAATGCTGCCGATACCCAATTCTCCTTAAACCATACGCACATTTCTTTTTCATGAGACGCAAATGTTACCATGCATGCAATATGAAAAAGCATGATAAACAGAGGCATCACTTCACAATAATACTTAAACCAAGTGAGTAGCTTTATGCTGTAGCCTCTACCTGCAAGGATAATGACGTTTATAATTTCGCTAACGTCCATGTCCTTAAACATTACTCTTGACAACTGTACAACACCGACTGATTGAACTAACCGATGGACTTCGTCTTTTTGTTCTTCTGTCATTGAAATACCTCCTTTTGTCTATAGTTAATTGTTCATAATTCGTTGATTTAAATTAAATGATGTGCAAAGATACCCTTTTCTGCACAAAATAAACAAAAATGAGAATATTTTTGTGTTAATGTTTGCAAAATGTAACAATCTGTAAGTTTTTGCTAGCAAAAAGAAAGGCGGCTACATGTTGTAAACCGCCTTATCTTTTAGAATATATAAGTAAGCCATCTATAACGTTTTCTGCCTTCACGGTAAGCGAGGTTCTCCTGGTTTGCATAAGCCTCCCTCTCAAAGGAAATGGCACGATAAGCCTGATGGCTGTCTCTGAGGATAATCAGCCTGACAAGCCATTCGATGAGATACCACAAGTAGAAAAATACATAAAGCATTTCCTTCATTTGCTCGGTATGTATCATTTCGTGATTAAGAGTCTTATCACTAATCGGTCTGCCTCTTCTTGTGAAGAGAACCCCGAAGAGGTTCACATAAGCGAAACCTCTAGGGGGAATAATTCTGTTCTTTACTATCTTCATACTTTTGTTTTTAAACGAATTTTACTGAATCTATATCTCTTCTAACTCTATTATTCTGTGTACCGCATCATTACAATCCTTATTGAAAAGTCCTATTGTTCCTTCAGCACGTCAGCAAATACAGCTCCTCCTTCCGTCCAAATCTCAATCTCGTACCCTCCATCGAGAATTGCATCAATCTCCTCCTCGGTCGGCATTTCCTTTAATATCTTCTTCATCTCTCTTATTGATTATGTTCTTGGCGATGTTCATAAAAATCGCCTTTTCCGTGTATTTGTATTTAAGCTTTACTACATCAAAATGGCCTTCTATATAGCAGTACTCATAGAATTTCTGCGGTAACTTCGCCATTATCCTGCGTTTTGTAGCGTATTCATTATAGTGTGACATAATGCCGAGATAGGAATTGACGGAGACAATCTCCTTCTTTATATCATCAATCATCCCCATTTCAGCAGCCCTGCCTAATCTTTCCACGGCGGAAGCAAAGCTGTTGATGGTGTGGTTGGCAACATATACTCTACCAGGCTTAATGACCGCACCCGTAAACTGAACACCTTTGGAATAATGCTGTAGATAGAATTTCTTTTCGTTGAGCCTTAGACCCAGCTTTCCGAGTTCTGTTCTGAGCATAGGGATAACCGATAGCAGCTTCTCTTTGTCCTTGCTTACGAATGATATATCGTCCACATACCTATTATGCCTTACGCATACGGCATCTACTTTCCAATCTATCACATTCAGCAGGAAGTTCGCAAACAGCTGGGCAAAGAGATTGCCGATAGCAATTCCTCTGTCTTCTCCGTTGGTAAACAGTGACTTCTCCTTTGGGATAAAGTTCCACATCCAAAGCGGACTCCTTCGCTCACAGTTTAGTTCTGGTCTGTGCATAATGACAAGATTGCAAAGCCATCTTAGGTCTTCCTTGTCGTCTCCTTTATAGTGCTCAACTACAAAATCATCTACCATCTTTGCAAGAATGTGCTTAGGAATGCTCATAAAGAAACCCTTCAAATCAACCTTCATTACATAGGCATCCTTGGTGTAATTCTCACTCTCCTCACGAATATCTTCAGCAAGTTGAGTAACGCCAGCTAACTGACCTTTCCCTTTGCGGCAGTTGTAGGTTCTGTCGCAGAATATCTGTTCAAACAGTGGCTCTAATCTTAACGCAATATAATGATGAATGATTCTATCTCTGAACTCACCCGCAAACACCTCTCTGTAGCGAGGATAGCGGACGACAAAGCAGATAGATTTTCCGATTTTATACTGACGTGAGTTAACTTCATTCATAAGTTCCACAAGATTGTGAACATAATCAAGCTCGAACTCCGTAGCTCCGACTGTGCTCCGCTTTCTTTTACGGCAGTCTAAATATGCTTCTAATATCGTTTCAAAATCTATCATTTACTATTTATCCTGAATACGTCTTCTTCATTAGTGCTGAAACAGGACGAACCCTGTTCTGATTGAACTTATAGTTGTTGTTCACGTTGCCATCGTTCAGATTCAAGTTCCAAGCGTTGGTCGCCGAGTTCTGGGTTGTCACTACATTATCTTGTTCTTTACCATATATGATGGTAGTAGCCCATTTATTCGGAAGACTGTTCTCCTAGTTTGGCGTACCTCCCTAGCACTGACTACGTTCACTTTCTGACCTTTTCAAGGCTTCGGTAAGTGAACCCTTCCACGCTGTGCTCTGTCGTCCTATACTATCCATCAACAGAAGTAAGTTTGCTAACTTATCTCTGCCTTTTATCCACTGATGTTCTCCTGCTATCTCAATCAAGGTATTCAGTAATTCCAAGTTTGATTGCAACTCAACCATATCAGTAATTCTCATCTTCAAATCATTACCCATATAGACCCTTGCGATAATGTGAAGAGAATCAATAGCCGTGCGCTCGATTCTGTCTCCAACAACATATCGCTGCTCCTTTGGGAAGTCTTTGATGATGTAAATAACCTCATTCAGAAACTTCTTCATATCTCTGTAAACTCTTGTCTTGCTTGCAATCTTTGCCGTCATTACTGAATACCTTTTTTTGGTCATAACTTGCTTTCCCACGCCCTTAAAGGCGTGGGAATGAAAAGAACTAACTACTAACTAATATAAAAATGCTGAAACAGGACGATCCCTGATCTGATTGAACTTATAGGAGTTGCCCACGAAGCCATCGAACAGATACAAGTACCAAGCGTTGGTCGCCGAAGCCTGGGTACTAGTCCAATACCAGGTAGTCTGCAACTGGGTTGCTCCATTGATTTTAGACAAGGCATAATTTATTTTGTCGAAGTTTGCCCAGATCATAGCCATTTCACCCATTGACGGCAACCACCATCTTCCTGCTGTCAGACCTTTGCCGTTAGCATTTGTGCGTGAATATCTGTTGCAGAATCCTGCGGCATAATCCTCTGTATTTGTAACGTTGCTTGATGTACTTCCGTTGATGATAGCGGTCGTATTAGCCCGACCAGCAAAGTCGTTCAATGCGGCTATTCTATCACTTGTCGTAGTTACTCCGCTAATCTGAACAGAACCAGACGTATCAGATGATGAAACTGGTTTGGAACTCCACTTAGCGGAAGATGCTTCGGTTGGAGCAATCACAAGATGTTTTCCTCCTTCAACAAGAAGAACTCCTTCCGCTATCTCTCCACCGGTCTGATATGATGCCCAAGAACTCACCCTAACGGCAAGAGGATAATTATCGCTCTTGCGATGAAACATGATGAATACACCATCGTATAGCTGGCCTATGTCTGTTCTGATAGCATCTTCCATCGTTGCTTTACTAGCATTTGTGACCGCCTGCCCGTTAGCAGACAGCCAATCGCTGATTTTTCTTGTCTTTATAGCCATAATATTATGTATTTAAATTGTTATTACTTATTTGCATTATCTGCCGCATTGCTGATAGCGGCATTCACTGCGTCAATGAAGCAGGGAGCGGTAGTTCGCTCAACGAGTTCCTTGATGATTCTCGCTTCATCATCGGTGTACTCTGTGTCATCGTTGCCGTTCCACATTTTCACTGCAAGAGCCTGTCCTGCCAGCCCCAATCCTGCTCCCTGCGAGTAGATGATGTTTGCAATCTGCTTGCGTGCGTTAACTACCTGACACCGATTCTTGTCGAGTGTCATAAATACTTCGAGATGTTCTAACTTAACTTTCATATTTATTTTTGCTTTTATGATTATCTATTTGACCAATCCAAATCATGTTCTCCGCTCCAGAAGATACCACGACCGAAATAGGTCTTACCCTTCTGACTAGGATTAAGTAATTCTGGGTTTATATATACAAGATTTATTGTTTGTCCACCATTAAGTTGATGCCATCCACCGACATCACAGAAATATATTCCGTTATTAATATCATTAGCATTTATTGCCATCCAACGCTTACCTGTTCCTCCAGGTACAAACTCGTAATAATGTATAGCATTTGCTCTAGAAGAATTGAATACTACCACATCAATAGGACATCCGGCAGATTTATCATCAGGACTATACAATGGAATTTTGTATACGGTTTTATTGTCATACGTAGTACTCTCTAGTCTCACAACAGTATGTGCAAAATCGTATCCGTCTGGATAGATGCACATACTAGCCCCATTTATTACTGCCAATGTACTATTCATATGACCAAAAGCACCTCGACTCCATATAGTACTAGCATAGAAACGCCAACCTCTAGTCCTTTCTGGATTCGTACCTTGACTGTAAATATCTGCATCAAATGTTATATAGCCAGAACTATCAAAATATATTGAACCAGCGCTTTTCTTTCCATCAGAACTAACCGCAGTCAATTTATGAAAAGAGCCTACCACACCCTTTAGTTCTCCTGCGAATATACCATTAGACGCATATAACGAACCATCTTTCTTTACGCTGAATGGAGCATCAGCCCCATTCGGTGCGCCAAGCCACAGAGCGTAATCATTATCATCACTAACAACCCTAAATGAGCCAAACATCTTACCATCAGTAGTCGGACTGAACAGATTAATCTGATTGGTTCCGAGCATATTGATGGTAGCGTTCTCGGCAAGGAGAAGATGAGTTGCTATTGATTTATAATTACTCATCTCTGTCCAATGTCCATCGGTCAAACTAGGCGAAGAAGTAGCGTCGTTATACGTTTGAATGCACTGATACCATTTTCCTTTAACACACACAACATCAATGTACGCTTCTTCTCCTACACCCGAAAGATACTTATAGCTGCCCGATTCAAAACCGTCATGTTCACGCATGAGAGCACCTTTTTGCCCTTTTTCTCCTCTCTGAGAGAAGGAGATAGAGCCAGTTACTTCTGCTAAAACCTTTGTCATAAGCTAACTATTTAACACCTGTGATTACGTAAACTGCGCCCTTGTATGCACGTATTGCCGATTCCATAACAGTAAACTTGTTGTCGCTTACCGTTGGTGTTCCCGAAATAGGAATACCGCTGTTGGAATATAATGCCATGCTGAATGTGACATCTTTGATATTTGTATTAGAACCACGCTTGCGCATGTACGGAACGTATACGATGCTTCCTCCCGAATTTTGAATGAAGTTTTCAGCTACAGCATTTCCGTTGCCATCCGTAGGGTTCGGGAATATGATATATTCATCCGACACGTCATTGACGGTCTGGGTATCTGACGCATAAAAACTTCCTGCCTTGTATGCTTCGCACATAACGAGGATAGATGAATCAACGTCTGTCTCATTGATGGTGAATGTAGGAGAGTCGCTATCCTGCTTGAGTACCCATGCGTTTGTAGAGTCTGGCAGATACCACTTGAATGTATATCCGCTAGATGTCACGGACGTTCCTTCCGTCACCTCTGCTTTGACGGTACAGCTACCGCCCTTCTCTGTGATAGTGAACAGATTCGTACTTGAAGTAGGGAGAATGTTCACTCGCTTTGAGCTGACAACGCCCTTGGCTATATATACTGGGTACATAGCTTTAAGATTGATGTTTGTGTTTTCGAGCGACAGACTTGTTCTTGCTTCGATGTTGAACGAATCACCGCTATTGATTTTCACAAGGTTCTTATTGATAGTAAGGGTCGGATTGCCGCTAGCATCAGCCCCCATAGTAAAATGACCAGACACGCCACCAAACGAATTAGTGGAAACGCCCGAATCATTGAACGCCAACGTCACACCGCCGACAACCCATGTTGTAGAACCTCTTGTAAGGTCGAAGTTATTACCTGCGCCCTGCTCTGCCGAAAAGGCTTGCATAACTAGAACTGGATGCCTAGCACCGCTAGCTTCGAAGTCAGGCGAAATCTGAGTAGGCGCATCCCACTCGCCATCATAGTTCTGATTAACGTCTCCTGTCGTACACTGAAGGATTGGGTAGATTGTCGTTCCGTTGCTTGTCACAACAATCTGTCCTGTTATTGATGCTTTACTCATTTGTTACCTCGCTTTCCTTTTTATCTGTTGATACCTCTGTAGCAGGAGTCTCCTCTGTGCTCTCTGACGCTGATGCGTCTGGCATATCTGCGCCAAATCCGTTATCCTTATTCCTTGTATCGCCCTCACCACCATACTCGACTGGGGTATAGCAATATGCAGGGGTGGCTACACTTCCATCAATCTCAGCTAGAGCAGAATACTCCTCTATGAGAGCACCGCCAGCATAGGCAGCTCTTGCACTCAGATTAACACCAGGAACATCATTCATCTCACTCTGATAGAGCAAGCAATTACCGTCATGCGTCATTGTAAGCGGAACACCAGCCTTGGTGATTACCTCTGCGACTTCCTTAGTTACCTTAACGTAATATCTCATAATCGTATATTTTTAAAGTTCAACAATAATTAGCTGTTCTCGTCAATTTCCCTTGACACAAGATAGTTTCCGTTCTCATCCACAAGGGTATTGCCATTCTCGTCAACAATCAGTTCGTAAGCACCTCTGTCTTCGATTGTCAGACGGATACTCTTCTTCGCTTCGAAAGGACATTGGAACGTCTCTCCGTACCCTAACACCGTGACATTCTCAGTCATGGTGACTACGCCATTGTTAACAACCTTGCCATAAGATACTTTCTGCCACTTCGCTCTGATAATCTTATTCCATACAGAAGGTTCAATGACTCCGTTGTTGTCACTTACGATAGCCCGACAAGTTACGAAAGCTGTATCAGAATTGAGACCGAAGCCATCGCCTACGAACTGAGGAGTGAGGGGTGGAATGGTTCTTTTGATATAGGTAACCTTCTTCGGGTCTCCTGTTCGAGGAGAAGATGGAACACTTCCTTCGTAGATATAGCAGGCTCTTACCTCATATCCGATTCCGTCACCTATCATATCACAGTTGACGGTGATAGATGTAATCTGACCGTTAGCAGCCTTTGTCATGGCGGTAATCTCGTAGTTCTCGGAATCGTCAACGGAAGAGATAAGCTGCTTTGTTCCGTTATCCAAGATACGATACCACCATATCCTTGCCTTTGTGTCCGCAGACTTATCTATAGCACCGACCATTACCTTTGCTGTGATGGTTCTTGTGCTTGCGTGTTTGAGTGGATTCCAAAGCACGGTAGGAGCACTATCAAGCATAATCTCTGCCCTTGCATTAGTGGTGTCTTCAAGGTAGAGCGGCTTGTTGGCTATGAATGTGTACTTATATCCACTTATCGGGTCAGTCCAATTACCCTCAAACCGCATTGTTCTCGGCTTATTGATAACTGAGTTAGACTTGATAAAGAGAGTTCCCTTATTCAAGCCTTCTGTTGTGGCTTCATAACCACTTACCACACTAGCTTTTTCACTTGTTGCTACTACGACAATTCCACTAGTAGAGACTTCCGACCATTTGAATGAATCCAACTGACTGTTAAATGTGCCCGTCTCGTTAGGGTTGTCGGGGTCTATGAGGAAGCATGACGGAAACATCGTACATGGACGGATTGCGTAATTCGGGGAATATGAGTTGGCGATGCCGTCATACTGCTGCCTGTTGATGATGTCTCCAACTATCTCTATGCTGCAAGACTGTGAATAGGCGGTTGCCTGTATATCCATCATCTTGTCAACACTTACTGCTAATTCTTTTGGCATATCTTTCAATTTTAAAGTTCAACATTAGAAACTAACACTCACATCTTCGGAATACATCGTCTCTCCATCCTTGATTTCGGCATCACATCGGAATGTCACACTACCTATCTTGAATGCAGCACCGCCAAGGTCTTCATAGGTCAAATCAACCGACAATCCGCAGTTGGCGTGAGAGAGTGCCCATTTATTATCTGCCGTTGGATTTCCGCTGTCTCTAGTCCATACAACATTGACCATAGAATCGGTCACGTCTTGATTGTAGAGCCTTCCGACTACTGATAGAGTAGTGAATACTTTCCAAGAGCCATCAGCATTCGTTGCCATCAAGTCGTTGAGACGGAAGTTCCACAGCTTCGATGATTGCATTTCGAGTGTAAAATACGGATTGCCCTCCACGAATGCCCAAGCTGTAGATGAGTAGATTGGCGGCTTTGTTGTCTTGTCTTCTAAACACTTCCACTTGCACCCGAGGTAATAGACGGTATCAATCGTTCTGTCACCATTGCGGTAAGGATTATCGCCTTGCGCCACAGCCAAGCTCCATACACCTCTGTCTCTTGTCGTGTAGATTGGGTTGCCCTGATAGTCTATCTGCTGGAATGATGCAGCCATCATCCACTTAGCATAGAACGCTCCATCACGCTTGTTGGCGGTAGGGAAGTCTTGGAAGAGGAACGATAGTGCATCTGGCAGCTTGCCCATCGCAAGAGAGTAGTTCGTCTTGTCTATGATAGGCTTAGTAACGTGGTCGAGCCATACAAGCAACCCCTCGGATGATGATATATACCAGCAGCTCTGCCTGTCTTCGTCCACCGCATTTCCCCATCGTATCAATCTTGCCAGCTCGCAAGGCGGATAGTTTTTCTTGCTAGGACATTCATCATCGGGGTAGCAGACTACCGTAATGGTATTCGTTACCGTATTGACCGAGAGTACTCGTAGCCACATATCGTAATACTTGCCATTCTCGGCTAAGGTATTGATGGAAGCCAAGACAACATCATTCTCCTTGAATGTCGTAAAGTCGTTACCCCATCGTTTCTGAAGCTTCAAGTCGTAAGTCACGTTGCCACCTTCCGTTGCCGCAGGAATCTCCGTCACCGACTCAACCATACCGCTCTCCGTAAAAACGAAATTGCTCTCCATAGCTGTCTGTCTGTTCACGATGAGTTCCTTTGCTATGATAGAGCTTCGGGATGTAATGCTTTCAAACTCGGCATTGCCCAGCTCGTCAATCCTTCCACCAGCGCCGAAGAGCATTCCCTGAATGAACTCTCCGAAGGTTGCACCTTTCTTGAACTGGGATAAGTCTTCTGCTGTCAAGCCTTGCAAGAACTTCTGTACCTTTTCCCAGGTAACTGTACCTTTTGCGGTGTCGTCGGTTATCTTTGAGATAAAGTGCTTACTTCCTTCTGTTGCAATCTGGCCCTTGACTTGTGTAGTTGTCAAGCCTGCACCAGTTCCTCCATTTCCGCTTTGGAGCGACGAAATCTGCTGCTGAATCTTCTGGATAGTACCAACCTCTTTATCCTCACGAAGAGTTATGTCGTATGTCGGTATCTTGCCATCTTCTTCCTTGATCGTGAGCTGGTCGATAGAGATGATTCCTTCGATATTGAGGTCTGTATCATTGAAGTTCATCAGGTCGCCGGCCTTAAGCGTATCGTGGAGGCTCTTGATAACTCCGGTATCGTCTGCCTCCGCTTGGTCGTGCTGCCTTGCCATGAAAATTTCATCTACCTTAGGCTGATATACATACCTTGTATAGTCATTCTTATCAAGGAGCGCTATGGCGTATTTTAGAAGCTTCAGTGATGCAGCATTGACATACGAATCAGGGAGGGTGATGCCGGTAAGGACGAAATGGTCGCCTTTCTTGATAGGGTAATCCTTGTATGGGAACCACAGCTCAAGAGCATCATCCTTGACTCTCTCAATAGTAAGCCTCCATCTTCCATCTACCTTGGTAGAGGATGCCACCTTGAATGTTCGTCCGCCACACATACCATCCTTCATCGAGATGGAGAAGTCGTCATCCTTTAAGTCGTTGATATCAAAGTCGATAGCCTTTTTAAGATAGATATCAACATTCTTTACGGTTTCATTATCGCCAAATCTTCCGTCATCATCAGGAGCCACACCCTCATCAATCTCATCAACACGTACGCCACCGATTTCCATCTCCTCGATAGTAGGGTAGATTTCTACGACTCCATTCGTCTTATCATCGGTATCAAAGAACTGTGATGCCGAACGAAGACCAATCTGATCGATGTTGATGGAATCGATGTATGGTCTATGCGGGTCAGTAGAGAATCTGTGTTGTTTCCCGGTAGGGTTCACGTACTTCTTCTCCTGTTCTGTAAGCGAGTCATAGAAATCACTCAGAGATACATGAGGGAATCCAGGCAACATAAGTCTGTTGATGGACATATTGTTCGGGAGATTCTCTGCATATTCCTTCATGGACGAAGGAACATTTTTTTTGTTGAGACCAGACGTGATATACATCTTTGTATTTCCGGCATTGACCTGAGCGATGAAAGTGTTAAGGTTTTCCCTTGACTCTTCGTCACCGCTATCTACCTGCGTTCCCTTGTATTCCGAATAGAATCTACATTTTTTAGAGTCGTATGCCTGTGTTACATAACCGGTAATGATAGTCTGAAAATCGAACGTTACTTGAAGAACCCACCCGAAAGACTGTTCTTGGGATACACTGTATTTTCTCTTATTCTTGAAATACGTCTCGACATAATCGATATCGATATTCAGGTCTACGTATGTTGTTGCAGTAACCACCTTCGTGATATTCGCCACGTACTTGACACCGAGGTCCGCATAGTAGTGGGAAGGAAGATTCTTCTCGGAACCATAAGCTCTCAATCTCGTAACAACACTCTGCTCGGAATCAGCGTTCTGAACAATCTCATAGAGTCCATTGCCGAGTCCGTACTTGAAGATATGGTTTGCCTGTATTCCGGTAGTACCGACATAGATATTTCTTCCTCTGACGATGAAGTTTATGTCCCACTTCTCGTTCACAAGCGCAAGGGCCTGCCAACAGGTCTGTGAATCCACTGTGATAGACATTGATTCAATGACGTTATCGTTTGTCCCTTCGCCATACATTGACTGCCAGTCGCTAACGAGGCATCCACGCTGCACGGAACGCTCCTTGCTTCTGGAGTAAATCTTCCAAAGACCTGTACCAATCTGATCGTCAAGGTTCGCCTGGATCCTGTCGAGCAAATCATCCAGAGTCTGTACGTAGAATGGGAATTTCGGTAGGGTTGTGTAGTGGAGCTCATTATCATTTAATACCACGTCGAGGAACTCAGCCCTAGAAAGCTCATCTTGCAATGCATTGAACTTTACGCTGTCATATACGAATCCCTCTCCATATGTGTCGGGTCTGGCCTGCTTATCCTTGCCCGGCTCGTAGTTGAGCTCAAACCGCTCGCCACGATAGACAATATAGTCGCCTATCTGAAAGTTGATAGGCACTTCATGCTTGAAATTGATAGTCACGAAGCACTCACCCATCCAAGAATCGGAGTATTCCAATCCATGAACGGTTATCTGCTCTCCGTTAACGTCTGTCAGCTTCGAGCCATCCTTATGATAAATATTCCAAGTACTCATGTGTCTTTATCCTAAATTTGAAATACTGCCCTGTGCGTCCATGATTGGCTTTATGTCAGTAACAGGGTCGTTAAACTTGAAAGTGATAGAGAGAACTAGCAAGTCCTCGTTATCCGGATCTCTATATAGGTTTGGATCAATATCCTTAAGTCTTACATGCTGTCTTCCGATTCTATTGAAGTCGCAATACATCTTCATCATGCCTGACTTGCGGATGTAATCAATAAAAGCCTTACATTTCTCGTTAGCGCCGAAAGCCTCGCCGTGGAACATAAACTTAACCTTATTCTCGTAGGCCGCCATATAGAGACCATCCTTTCCGATATACTCGTCATCACCATGCTCGTCGTGCCACTCCCTTTTTGCAGGTTCCTTGACAGAATCGCAAGGCTTGAACGGGTTCTCGGAAACATACATGCCGAAGTCGGCGATGGAGTCCTTCACCTCATTCCCATCGCCTTCCTTCTGCATGTATATCCTGAAATAATCTTTCATACCTTAATTCAACTTTTTATAATTGCAAATATACGAAAAACAGAATAAATATACAAGAAATATTCAATTAAAAATGCATAAATATACAAAATAGGGCGCGAATATAGATCCGCGCCCCCGATTATTACTTCATCTTCAATGATTTTGTTCCGTTAAGAACTCTGTTGAAGTTGTCGTTCAATTCAGAAACAGTAGCGTCAATCCTCTCGGCTGCATCAGCATTTCGTAACGTGTTACGAGCAATCGTATTAAGCTGAGACAACTGCGACTTCGCAATCTCGCTCATCTCTGGATAGTACTTAGCTTGTTCTGCTCTCATGACAGAGCAATCGAGCCTAATTGCGTTGAGGTATGAGGCAATCAAGTCTCCTGTTTCCTCCGTAATACTCTTAATGGAATTTCTAGAAGAAGAACTGCTATTGTCGGACCATCCATATACTTTCTTAAGATAGTCACGAGTAGCTTCTATCTGCTTTGAGAGCTCATCTGTGCTGTTCTTTACGTCGGCATACTCGGCTCCTGTGTATTCTGAAATAACATTCCCGTTGGAATCCTTGATCTTGTCACCATTCTCTGCGTACCCCTGAGTCTTCTTCAGAAGAGCCTTAATCTTGTCTCCATATATATTCTCAATCATGGAGTTCAAGATGGTCTTCTTCAGGTTGTCCTCGAAGTGCTCAACGAGATTATCTGACGAGTTAGCCATCGTTGCCATTGCGTCACCCCAGGAAGACACCAAGTCCGAGAACTTGTTGCCGGTAAGCTTCTCTGTAATAGCCTCAACCATATCGTCAGCCTTCTCTCCATATTGAATGAGCTTTTCCAGGTAATCTCTGAAATCTGAGTCCATGTTAGCCCAAAGACCAGTGTAATCCTTCTTAATCTTCGACAATGTATCAGCGTTCATGTTGAGCATGTCTTCCATTCCGTTGAACTGAACTCCGTACTTCGAAGAGATTTCTCCGGCAACATCACGCCAGTTCTGGCCATTGTACTTATATGAACCCTTCCACATTCTATATTTGATAGAGTGGGAGCCAACTGACGCACCGGCATCGAGCCTCTTCTGCGCGATAACCTTAGTCTGCTCAATCTCCGCCTTAAGCATTTCCTGGGCTTCCTTGGATGCCTCTGTAGCCTCTGTACCCCAATGGATGTTCATGTACTCAGTCTTCTTGGAGATGAGAGAATCCCAAATTGAGGTCAGGTTGTCGTACTCAGCCTTCGCCTTTTCGTAACTGCTGTAGTCTGCGCCGAATGCCTTGATGAGCGAACCGCCAATACTCAACGCTGCGGAAGCGGCTGCTGCGTATGGACCAGCCCCCTCTAGGAATCCAAGACCCTTCATTTTACTTAGGGTGTCAAAGGCTCCAGCTGTACTTGCTGCCGAAGAGAATGCGCCTGATGCTCCACCAATAATTTGACCAAGGATTGAATCCTCTTCACCCATAGCCTTAAACAGATTGATTACCGGGTCAAGAACCGTATTGAGTGCCTGCATCTTCGTCGCAAGTTCAGAGATTGCTTTAGACGAGTCGGCGTACGCTGACTGCTGATCATTCTTCAGACTCGCCTTTGTTCTTACGCCGCCTGCGATACCAAGTCTAGAAGCATCCTCCTTACTAACGAATATCTTCGCAGTATCGTTCATACCGCCAAGACGCTCATTTATGAACTTCCCGATAGCATTGCCACGCTTAACTCCTCCGAATACACTAGGGAACGGATTTCTGCTAATCTGCTCATTTCTGAGCTTATCTAGGGCATCTCTGAGTTGTTTGATGGATTCTACAGATAAACCGGTAGTCATAGAAAACTGGTCTATCTTCTCGATCATAGAGTTGATTGTTGCCGAAGACACCCTGCCGAGGTCATCGAAGATAGCAACCCAATCAGATTCCTGCTTGAACTGTTCAAACTGGAGCTTTGCCAAATTCTCGTTGTGAGTCTTTGTGGCTCCTGCCTTGGCTCTGTCTCTCATCTGTGGGTCTTCGATGCCCTTGATGAGGTCAAGCTGTCTCTCGTATTTTCGGTTTTCATCCTCAATCTGCTGGGCGATGGTTGCATTCTTTTCAATAAGACTAGCCATCAGGTCGATGGTCTCCTTCTTGATCTTGTTGTTCTCATCTTCCAGTTTCTTGCGGATATCGTAAACACGAGTCTCCTCGCCATACTTATCCTTGACATTTTCAAGACTCATTTCCTTAACCTCATCCGTAGTAAAGTTGAGGCCGGACTGAACATTGTCGTGCTTTACCGCAATGTCAAGTTGTTCCTCCAGGAACTTCTTGTATGTATCAAATTGAACAGTTCCGCCGAAAGCTATGTTTTCTGAACCCTTCTTGTTTCCTGTCAGCTCATATATCTTCTTGTATGTCTCATACTGCTCAGATATAGTATCAAGTTGCTTATTGAGTACATTCAGTTCGTCTCTGCGCTGGTCTTCGAGAAGTTTTCGGTTTTCAGTTTGAATGCCAGCCTTCTCGTTTGCAGCATAGTCCAATCTGTCCTTTGTTGATGCAGGGAGAGTCCGCAAGAGCTCCTTGATAGAAGTCTCGTAGTTGGTGTAGTCAGAGATAGGGAACCTCTTCTTGTCACCAAAGATAGCCTCAAACTCTCCGTCGTTGGCAAGTTGACCGAGAGCACCCTCACCGTAAAGTTCCTTAAACTTCTTGATTTCAGCATACATCTTCTTGTATAAGTCGATGCGCTTCCTCAAATCTTCAAGAGCCTTATCTGTCTGCGCGCCTTTTGATCTACGGCCACCGGTTTTCTTGTTTTTCTTCTTGTCGTCACCAGTAAACCATTCGCCCCAGTTATCATGATAAGCCTGCATCTTAAGTTCGTACTCCTTCTGCTTCTGTGTAAACTCATCGAGAGAAAGATTGCCCAGCGCAAGCATCTTCTTTCTGGTGTTGAGTTCCTTTTTGGCAGCAGTAATGTCCGACTCAGCGTTGCTCTTTGCTTTATCGTAGTCGTCTCCGGCATCCTTTCCCCAACTCTTGACGTACTTGTTCTTCTCATGGTAGTCGTAACCACTACCCTTGAGATTCTTTTCAAGCTGCTGAGTGAGATCCGAGTCATCGTTCCTGAATACGAGATGAATGACAGCCTCGAATCTATCAGCCGCAAGCATTCGCTTCAATGCGTCTGATGCAAAAGGATAGTCTTTCTGAACCTGAGCCGCAGCATCCTTCATCATGTTTGAAACCTGAACCTTCTCTGCATCTGTCAATTCCTGGTTGTTGCGAATCTTGTCACCAATCCAAGGAAACGAAGTGTTTACTGCGTTATCGAGAGCCTCCTTGAATTTATTCTCGTAGAAGCCAGTCTCAACACCCATCGCATTAAGAACGTCAGCACGGAACTGATCAGAAACATCCTGGTTCCATCCCTGCTTTGCAAAGAATGACGAAAGAATCTGGTTAGCCTTACCCTGCAACTCCGGGCTGTTGCTAATATCTCCAAGCTCATCAATGAGATAATCGCGCATGGCTTTCACCTCATTCTTATATTTTTCTTCCCAGGAGTTGAAGCTAGCGAAGTCGGATTGTGTGGCATTAATCATATTCGCCTTTGCGGATGCTGAAGAGAACGCTTCTGCTATTTCCTTTGCAGAAGACAGCTTCTCGTCGAATCCCTTATAGGTATCCTCGTTAGAAAGAGATTTCTGAGTGCTCTCCTCAACCTGTTTGAGAAGGATGAGCTGTTCTTTGAGATACTTAAGTCTATCCTCATTCGATTTCTTTTCGAAAAGGCTCATTGTGAAAGCATTTTCCTTTTCAGGAGCAATCTCCTTCAGCTTTTCCTTATATGCGTCAATAAGGTTTTCTATCTCTTTCTCGTCGCCATCCTTAATAGCTTTATCCGCATCGTTATCGCGAAGGAACTCGCCAATCTTAGTGTATCTGTCTTTCAGTTCGTCAGCAGTAGTCTCCATGTCTTGCTTCAGCTGCTGATGTTTCTGCCAGTAGTATGCAAAGATTGCGGACCCGGCAGATATTGCTATTCCTGGAAGCCCACCAAGGAAACCGACGATAGAACTGAATCCGGACTTCAAACCTCCGAGAAGCATACCTCCTGCGGCTCCCCATTTACTAGGACTAGCCAACCCCTTCAGCACTCCACCAAGGGAGATTCTGTTCACCTGACCTTCCTGCTTAGTGAGAGCCATACCTTGCTTATACATCTCCTTGGTTATCTGGCCGGTAACATACAAGCGCCTGAGCTCAGCTTTTGTTATCGCATTTGCCTTTGCGAGTGCCTGGATATCCTGAATTCGAATCTGATTTTTATACTGAAGAATCTGTTTCTCTACAGGAGTTATTTTCTCGCCACGCAAGAGCTTAAGTTCTGCTTCTTTCGCAATATTCCCCTTTGAGTTCAGTATTCTCTTTCCAATGCCGCCTTCCAGGATCTTAACTCCACGCATAAGAGCCGGCCCGGCGAATGCAGCAACCATAGCAGGACCCAAGACGTGAATCTGCTGCACGAGATTTGTAACAACATCAAGTATGCCCTTGAAGGTTCCACCTATAACATTCTTACCGTTAGCAAAGTCGGCAAGCATGATTTCCCAGGCATCCTTCAGTTTATTGTAGCGTCCGAGCAAAGTCTCACTCAGAACCTGCTGCATATTATAGAACTGTCCACCTGCATCAGTCATCTGCCAGAAGATAGACTTTACGTCATCAAAGCTAACCTCTCGGTTTGAAATTCGGGTTTTAATCTCTGATGTTGAGACATTTCGACCCTCCTGCTTAGAGTAGAACTTTGATAACTTATCGAGCAGAGGAATACCTGCATAAGCAATCTGGCGGAGTTCCTTACCATCGAGCCAGCCACGAGCTTGAACCTGACCAAACGCCAATGCGATACGGTCAAAGCTAACACCAAGACCGGAAGACATATCCGCAAGCCTCTTGGTTGTATCATAGAGCTGGTCGTACTCAACTCCATACGCAGCCAACTGCTTAACGTCTCGATTCAACTCAGAGAACGTAAATGGCGAATTAAGAGCGAGTTCCTTAATCTGATTGAACATTGTATTCGCATTCTGCATATCGCCAAGGATTGACTGGAGAGCAATATGCTGCTTCTCCATCTCACCACCAGTAGTGATGATGCTCATAGCGAACTGCTGTGCGCCGAACACAAGACCTCCCTGCAAGAAAAGTGACTTCAAATCCTGTACGGTTGAGTTCAACTTTCCTGCATGACTGTTAGCTTTCTCGAAGCCGCGAACCAGTTGAGATTGAATCTTAGCTCCTGAGTCAACGATTGCCTGCTGACGCTTCTGTTCAAGCTCAACACCTCTTTGAATTTCTCGGTTTATTGCCTTCTGGTCTTGAAGAACCCTTGATGCCAATGTGGTATCGTGACCGCTACCGATATTACCAAGCATACCAAGGCTATCTTTCCAGCTCTCTGAATTAAGTCTTCCCTTAATATTTATAAGGGCTCTCATTAAAGAAAGGAGTCTGCTAATCTCGGCTTCTGCCTTGCTTACATCTGCACCGATAGAGATGCCCCTGCTGTATTCAGAGCGAAGCTGGCGAACCTTATTGCCGAGAGAATCATACCGACGTTCCGTGTTCTTTAACTCGTTCTGTCTCTGCTTCTCATTTGCTTTTGCCTCGCGTGCTGCGTCTGCCTCGTCTTTCTTTCGCTTTTTCTCAGCATCTTGTTCTGTCTTGTATCTTTCTAAGATAGCATTCTTTACAACTTTAGCATAAGTCTTTGCTTCATCTATAGCATTGAGATATCCGGCACTCTTTACGACATCAGATGCTGTGAGTCCGGTAATAGGATGAATACCTCCGTTATTCCTAATCTGTTCTAACTCAGTTCTGTATTTAGACAGCTCTGACAACGACTGACGTATGTTGTTCGTTGAATCGACGCCAAACAGCTGTATTCCTTCACCATGGCGTTTGTTGATTCCGTCAATAATAGAAGATAACTTATAAAGTTCTCTCTCTGCCTTGTTTGCCTCAGTGGAAACACTGTTAGGGAATATGTTAAATCCAGCACCTTCCTTAGACACCTCTCCGAGTATGCGGCCTATTTTGTATAACCCGTCCTGGACAGACTCCAACTGCTGGAGTTTTTTGGGACTAAAGAAATCTTCGCTTGAAAATACACCAATGTTACGATGTAATTCTTTAACGAAGTTGTTTAGCTTTTCAAAACTACGACCTCCCTTATCTCCAAGACCTTTTGTTGCTTCGGATATTGCTTCCAAAGCATTCTGTGCCTGCTTACCAGTAGCATCAATCTTGTTTAATTCTTTGGTAATCTTTTTGGTTTCCTCTTCAATTCTCGATTTAAGAGTGAGCGAGAAACTGAGGTCTCCCATATTTCCACCTGCCATATCCTGAATATTTTTAAATTAGAGTTTATTGTTTAAGTAATCAGCAAGACTTATCTTCTTGCCAACGAGGCTTCCCTCATTCTTCTTTTTCTCCATCCACCTGTCGTAGAGGTCATCCATCTCCTTCTTGGTATGCTTCTTCGGACCGCCTTCCTTCTTGGTCTTAGGATAGACGACAAGAGGCTGGTCTGCAACCATTAGGTCAATCTGCGCCGATGAATAGCCCCACCAGTAGTCGTAGGCTGCGATGAAGTACTTACGCTGAAAGAGGAAGCCGAACTTCTCAGCTAGTGAGAAGGCTGCTCCCCAGCTTGTTCTGCTTGGATAGCTTTTGCTTCGCTCCTCGTCATCGTCATCATCACGTCCGTCATCCCGGTCGCTAATATGGTAGCCAGTGAGAATGCGTTCGATGGAATTTTTTTTTTAGAAACATCGAGAACTCTCAGAACCTCGGTCACGTCCACATCCTTGATGTAGTAGAGCCAGCGCCAGTAGATCCAATACAGAAATCGTATCTTCCAGATGTTGTTGAGGAGAATGCAGACACAAATCTTGACGTTGCGCTTCCATTCGTTCTTCTCCTTTGCCCTGATGTGGGAACACCTGCTCATGGTTCCCTTGCGAAGCCAGCCGAGCTTGTGCTTCTTTCCACGGAACACGAACTCGGTAGGCTCGTCGTGCAGCACGCTGTCAAGCAACTCCTGCAAGTCCACTGAAGGCTGCTCTATTTTCTTTTCTTCTGCCATGATTGTATGCTATTAAATGAAGAAGGGCGGCACGGCTGTTGATTAGCCTGCCGCCCAACGGTTTGTTATCCTGAATCTAATTACCTAAAGAAGCCTTTACTTGATTAACCGCCAATGCCTGGTTCACCAGCAGCTGGAGCCTTAGTAAGCCAAGCGATGCTGCGCTTACCTGCACCCTCGATAGAACCTGAGAACTTAAACGCAACTGGCTCAGTACCGGAGTTGTCCCACTGCAATGTAGCGTAGAGAGCGATGTTGGTAATAACCATGAGGTTCTCCTTCTCGTCGTCAACAATAACGATAGTACCCTTGATCTTGAACTTCTTAGGCTCAACAGCGATACCTGTAAAGCCGGTAGTAGCGTCGAGGGTAGCGTCACCTGTCCCCTTCAGAGTAACCTTGGTCAGCTCTGTGATAGCATCCTCGCCGAACATAATTGTCAGCAAGTCCTTTGCCTTTGAAGGAACAACGAACTCTACATTGAAGTCGCCGAGCTCAGCTGTGGTTGCCCAGTCGCCTGCAAGACCGATAACCTTGTAGTGGTTGATGGTTGGGTCATCCATAGTCGCCTTCAGCGAGTCAACGGTAACCGGAAGCTCAACCTCTGGGGTGATGTCAACTGTAGCCTTGCTCAAATCGGTAATAGCCTTTGAGTAGAGCAGAGTTTTAGGACCATTGAAAATGTCCTTCATCTTGTCAATAGTTGTCATAGCCATAATCTAAAATATTTTAAATTGTTATACCTGAATACTTATTTCGTACGTAACCTTCCTTGTATGATCGTCACGGAAAAACCGGCGCCATCGTCTGTCTGTAGTGTTATACGAGGATTTGAAACAATGAGATTTTTTGTAGAGATTGGAAATCTGTCCATAATCTCCTGGACTTTCTCGTCAACGCTAGATACATCGAATGTATTTGGATTGCTTGCTGAAGCTTTATCGCGCACATACAATTCGATTTGAGCTGTAGTGGTGAAATCGTTGTAAACTCCACTTGAGTTCATCTCATTGTTATAGATACTAGATGGGAAGTATACCACGATATAGCTGTTGATTTTCGTATCAACTGCCTTTGGTCGGCTCCGGGAGTAGAGCTTGTCGCAAATTCCATTCATTGCATTACCGACATCGAAATATAGAGTCTTAATACTAACCATATCTTACATCGTTCTAAAGTATCTAACCAAATATTCTCTAAGAGAGGTAATCACGTCGTGACCTCTCTTCACCTCGACAAACTTAGCGTAATCCACACCGGCAACAAGGAGCATCTGCCATGTAGCATCGTACTTTCCTTTGTTGTGCTCCCTTGAAACAAGTTCATCCCACGCCGCGTATGGACCATATTCGCCACCTTCTCCGTATTCACCCTTGTAAGGTCTCCTTCCGCTGTCTTTGAAGGAGAACGAACTGCGATAATACTTATCGAGGTTGTATCTCTCTCCAGCAGCAAGGGTTACTCGGGTTGGCTCTGGGCCAGGAGCATAATGAATCGACTGCAATGAGCCGTTGTAATATGTACCGATGGCTGTTGACTTGTATAAGTTACCGGTTACGTCATCATAGTTTCGAGACTTGTCAGCAGCCTTCATTGTCATTTCAGCCGCATGTTCCATCTTCTGCTGCATCTTTGCTACAGCCATCTGACGGATTTTCTTCTCGACCTGTAAAAACTGACCTGATAAACTTGCCATAATCTAAACCCTTGTTAAGTTCCAATACACGACGGTTCTGTTATTATCCGGCTCGCAGTCCTTTACCATACCTACCTCGGTATTGTTACCGACAGTGGAGTAGATGGTGTCGCCGTCAAGAGGACATTTACCAGCATCCCATTCGTCATATCTGACCGGAATCGATGCCTTCCTCTTGTTCTGGTCGACGTTCTTGTCTCCCTCTGTAGTGGTATCTGTGTAACTGCGACCTTCGCCATAGTAGAGAATGATTTCCTTGTCCTCACCAACTGGAGCATCATCATCGGCAAACGGGTCATCAGGGTCGGCTTTTCCGACGACCTTCCTCACGATCTTGATGATGTGAGGATATCTTGGGTTTCTGATGTTTTCCTTTTCCATACGCCTTATTTGATGATGTGAGGGAGAGGTTCTCCCCAAGGAGAATAATTCGCCCTCTTTACTCCGTGGGAGGTCACCCGGAAGGTGGACTTCTTCTTGAGCATCGAATCAGGCTCCAGCTCCGCATAGATAGCGTTAGCCTCTGCCTTCATCTCGCTCCTGTCGTTGTCCGACATATCATAGCCACCTCCCGAATGAGTCCATCCGTTATCGGAATCGGAGGTATTGTTCACCTTGCTCGGACCAAGAACAAACCATTTCAGCATGTCGGCATAGGCAAGTCTCACCTTGTCCTTGTCGCAGGCTTCGAGGTCGATGCCGTTTTCAAGCTCCCTGTCGTGCATGATGCCCAACAGAGCCTTTATCGGCATCTCGAACTTCACCTTATTAATAAGGTAGTCGTTCACAGTGTAAATGTTCATCTCCGAATCCATAGTCATACAATCTAGTTACGTTAAAGAATTAACCCTTCTGGGTGATGTCGATAATCCAACGGTAAGGAGCATCGAGCATAGCAGGAACAGAAGCGAGGAACAAGTCTGTCTTGAACTCCTGGAACATACCGTTTGCGGTAACCATGTTACGGAGCAGACCGAGACCGTTGTTTGTCTGTGCCCAAGCTACATCCACGAGCTTATTGCCGAGAGTATCGAAGATTCGCTTGTCGAGAATCTCCTTGCGCATAAAACGCAATGGCTTACCAGCAGGGCGAAGAACGACTGTTCCGTCTGCCCAACCACGAATCTCGGTAACTGTTCCGTCGAAGCGCTTGTTGTGCTCAACCTCATCGACAATCTCGATAGGAGAAAGGCCATTGAGGTCAACAACAGACTTCAGGAACATTGCGTTGTTCGGACCGTAGTTCTGCAATACTGCCACAAAGTTAGCGTTCGCCCAGCTCTTGTACAGCTCGGCAATCTGCTTGTTCTTCAAGAATACGTTGTTGTAGTCGTTCTTGGTCATCTGCCATACGAGAGGTACACTGCGGTACTCAATATGACTGTTGCGCCAATCCTCCTCAAACTTACGCATCTGTTCGAGCAAGTCGCAGTTCGCGTCGTTCCAAGCAAGCTTACCTGCCTTCTTGAAGTTCTCAACTGGAACCTTTGCGTCATACAGAGGCTCCTGGATACCGCGACCGATCTTGTCGTAGTCGATAACACCCTTAGAACTCAACTGTGCTGACATGTAGGTCATGGTCATGTCAAGAGAGTCATACAATACCTGAACCTTGTCGAGATAAGCATCAACCAGGTCTGCATCGTTGCCGAACTCATCCTGGAGAAGCTTCATCTTGTGATAACGCTCTGTCGCAGTCTCACGGAAGCCGTCAGCAGCGAAGTCTGGGATTGAAGCGGTATACCACTCAATACCCTCGTGGTCGTTCTGATAGCCCTCGCCGAGAGGAGCACGGATGTTCATCAAGGTTGCAGGGTTCAAAGTGCGAAGACGAACCTTGAAGGTTGCGTCGCCATTATTAGATGTAGGGGTGAGGTTTGGATCAATGTCACCCTGTGTCAGATACCAGCCGTTGTTACAGCGCAATACGCCGTCACGATTGACGAACTTCTGAAGGTAAGTATTGTTACCCTTACCAGTGAAGAACTTCGCAAGCTGCTCGACACCAATATCAATTTTTGCCATAATCCTGAATCAATCTTTTTACGTTAGACAATAGGTTAAATGTGCCAGAACTCTGGGTAGAGTGACTTGTTCATCGCCTTGACAGCAGGAGGAACAGGACCCATACGGTCAAGCCACATAACGCAGTCTGGATTCAACATACAGAAGTTGTTGTTGTTGCGAGGCTGATGATACTTGTCTCCGCCGGCATTGAAATAAGGAAAATCGTTGTCGCTCGGAGCGAAGCAGTTAGGGTTAGTCACCATCGGCAATACCGAAGCACCTGCGCCAGCAGCCTCAACCAGTACGTCACCGACCTTCAATGCGCCGAGAGCAGCAGATAGTGTAAGTTTCCAAACATCACCTGCTGTGGCATCGGTTGTCGCCTCAACAGCAGAAACAGTCACACCCTTTGCCTTAGTCTTGAAGTCCTTCTGGCCGATCATGATGTTGTCGCCTGGGAATGGAATGTGAACGAATCCGTTGCGAACGATGTAGATTTCTGTATCGGTCTCAGCGGTTGTAGCCTTTGCTACACCGTAAGCCTTCAGAATCTTGAATGTTGCACCAGGACCCTCGTTGCCAGCTGTAAAACCAAGGTCGTGCTCAATCAAGTCACCGGCATAAATCTTAGCCTGACCCTTGAACGGATTGACGAGCTTACCACCAATAGGTGGGTGAACGAAGGCATTCTTAATGAGCGCCTCAAGACCGGCAAACACATATCGGGTTCCGCCGACCTTACCTTCTGTCTGAATGATGGTCGCACCGTGGTTCAGCATGCCACGAGTACCCATCTGTTCCATGTAGGAAATAGAAGTGTTGTCCATAATCTTTTTACCTTTTTAAAATTGTTATCCTGAAATTACTTCTTGTCTCCACCGCCGAATCTCTTCTTTCGACGCTCGGCCACTTCTTCCATAAACTTGTCATCATCTGTGGACGTGCCTCCGCTAGACGTGCGACTGCCTTTTGCAGGAATACCGTTTTCACCGGTAGCCTCCCTGTACTCTGCGGTGTAGATTTTCTCAGCCTTAGAAACCAGGTCGTCGATGTCGACATCTTCGTCCGGAATCTCCAGCTTTGCGATTGCAGCATTGAGGAAGTAGTTCTTCATTTCAAGGTTTGCCTTGTCGAACTTATCCTTCAAACCTGCCTTTACTGACTCGATGGTTGCCTTCCTTGCAGCCTTCTTGTCTCTTTCTGCGTTAGCCTTTTCGAGAGCTTCGAGTTTCTCAAGCAGTTTGGAGTATTTGTCGTCAGGATCGTCATCCTTTTTAGCCTCCTTGCGCTTGCGCTCCTCTTCCTCTTCCTTCTTCTTGCGCTCAGCTTCCTCCTTGCTCTTCTTTACCTCGTCAGAGATATTCTTGTGCAAGTTGCCGTTGATACGCTTCAGACGGTTTGCTAACTTGGTAACCAACTTGGAATTTGCATCCTCGTCTTCACCGAAATCTTCCAAAACATCATCAAGTTCCTCATTGATGGTCTTTTGGCTAAGTTCTTTGAACTTGGTGGTATCAACCTCCTTGTTCACTAATGCTAAGAGTTCCTCTCTTGTCATGTTGTTTTTTGATTAAAAATGTTATCCCGAAAGTGGTCCCTCCACCTCGAAAACGTATAAATATACCTTTTATTTTGCAAATATATGAATAAATATGCAATTATCAAAGAAAAATTGTATATTTTTGCAGTATTAAATGTATATTTATGCAGAAAGATGTATTTTCAGGATTAAAATTGGATAACGGGGAGCCTATTTACACTCAAGAGTATATCCAATCATTAAGAGACGCCGACAAGAAGCATCCCGACAAGCTGAAGATTATAGCTCAGCGTGGCGGTCAGGAACGCATGCTGTCTATAGACGCTGATATTAAGATAGTTGGCGGCTCGCGAGGCGGCTCTAAATCGTTCTCGTCCCTAATGGAAGTTCTGAAGGATATTAAAAATCCAGATTTTCATGCAACAATTCTTCGTAACGAAAAAGACGACTTACAGTCCTTAGTGACAGACTCTTATAAATTGTTCTCCCAATTTGGAACTTACAATAAGTCACAAAATGACATGACCTGGAACTTCGATAACGGAGGATGGCTCAAATTCTCGTACTATGCTGGAGCCTATCAGGACTTCAAGACACGATTCCAGGGTCGCCAGTATGCCTACGTCTGCATCGATGAGGGTACTCAGTGTCCATACAAGAAGTTCAAGTACCTCTTGACCAATAACCGAAATGCAGCGCATATCCGAAACCGCTTCTGGATTACCTGTAACCCGGACCCGGAATCTTGGGTGAGAAAGTTCATTGACTGGTGGGTTGACGAGAACGGCTACATCATACCGGAACGGGACGGAGTTATACGATACTGTTTCATGGATGGCGATACGCCTGACTCAATCTACTGGGGCAACACGAGAGAAGAGGTGTACGAGCAGTGCAAGGGCATTATCGATAGCCTTTGGAAGGATAGCTATGAGGAACTTGGTTATACAAAGCTCGAAATGTTCATCAAGTCGGCAACATTTGTTCGCGCAGACGTATCAGAGAACATTAAGCTTATCTCTACCGATGCCTCATATCTCGCCAACCTTGCCCAACAGGACGAAGAGCAGCGTATGCGAGACCTGGAAGCTAACTGGAACTGGAAAGCTGCCGGAGATGACATGATCAAGATGGAAGACCTTGATGAAATCTACGACAATGCAGAACAGATAGGAGATGGAAAGCGCAGAGCTTCTGCCGATATCGCATTCACCGGAGGCGATAACTTCGTGATGTGGCTTTGGGAAGGATGGCATTGTAAAGACTTGGTTGTACTGAGGCTGGACCCTAAGACGCTCGTTTCTGTAGTTGAGGCCAAGCTGAGAGAGTGGGGCGTTGAGGAATGTAACTTCACTTACGATATGCAGGGTATCGGTCAGTATTTCAAGGGATTTTTCAAAGATGCCGTCCCATTCAACAACCAGGCAGCACCTATCGCTAGGAATCATCAGGAAGAAGAAGGAATCAAATACCTATATAAGGATTTGAAGTCTCAGTGCGCATGGTTATTCTATAAGATGATAAAGGAGAAGCAGATTTCCATCGACTCGGCCCTGCTTGAAAGAAAGTATTCAGGAAACGGATTTGACAAGGTTCCTCTCAGACAGATTCTTCAGAAGGAGCGTAAGATGCTCAGACGTGACGAGAATAGCGATGATAGGGGATTCAAGCTATTACCTAAGAAGATTGCCAAGAAATATGTCGGGCACTCGCCTGACTTCTTTGAATCTTGGTTCTACGTAATGATATTCAGTTTAACAAAAAAGAAAAATAAAAAGGTAAAAGGATTATGGATGCTATCAAGGTAACAAATTTCAGAAAGATTCTGGTAAAGAAGCCTTTCTTTGAACTCACGCCAAAGGGGTACATGGCCCACGATGGCTATTGCGGGAACGAGGTGTCCGATAACGAAGACCCTCAGATGCCGCAAGATACATTGTACAGAGTGATTAAGACTCAGAAGGACTTCCTTCGTGAGTTCTATCCTACGTCCCACAAAATCTTCGACAAGGATCTCTACCCTGACATCTGGAGAAAGAACCCGGAAGACGGGAAATGGTATGTCCAGGAGATTCAAAGAACGGCATTTGCTTTCCAGCAAGTTATTCATACGAAGCACGTTCTCCATATGACAGGTAACGATATTCAGTTTGAGCTTGCCGGTGATCCTGAGATGAAAAAACAGGAAAAGTATATTAATCTCCTTGCCAAGTTCAAGAAGGGATGGTATATGCACGATATGGAGATTCGTCACTATGAGGCTGTAAGTTCGTACATGAAGGTTGCTGAGGCTGCTGTAGTCGGATTCTTCGATAAAAACAAGAAATTCGGTACTCGCACATTGGCTTTCGATAGGGGAGACACATTGTATCCTCAGTTCGACCCTCTTACTGGTGAACTCGTTGTGTTTGCTCGCAAGTATTACGACTTCGACGAGGAAGGTAATGAAAAGATTGAATGGGTAGAGGTGTGGGATGACAAGACATTCTACCGCTTCAAGAAGCAAGTTAACGAAGGCAGGGTTAAGGAGACTATCAAGAGAATTGCCAAGATATTCGGAATCGACGACTACACTTGCGTTGAAGAGAAAGCTCACGGCTTCCCATTTATCCCTGTTGCATACGTAAGAAACGATGACGGACCATGCTGGTCTGTTGTACAGAAGAACATCGAGGACTACGAGGAAGCTTTCTCTTATCTCTGCGAGAACAACAAGGCTTACGCCTTCCCTATAATGAAGTTGAAGGGCGATGGTGACGACATTACCGTTGTTGGAGATACAGACGGATCGGCTAAGATGATTCAGATTATCGATACGAATGGTGATGCTGACTTCATTAACGGAACAGACGCTTCCGATGCATTTGCGACACAGCTCAACAAGTCGTATGACCTCATCTATGAGCTTTCGTTCACAGTAAAGCCACCGGAGCTGAAGTCGGGTGACCTTCCGGGCGTTGCCATCAAGCTGCTCTATTCTCCTGCCATCGAGGTTGCTGAGAACGATGCTAAGAAGATGCATCCGTTCCTGGATCAACTTGTTCGTATCTCAAAGTATGGTATCGGAATTGAAGAAAGCTGCATGGCCACTATGACCGGTCTTCCTATTCACGCTTGGGTGGAAATCTATGTGCATCAGAATAAATCTGAAATAATTACAAACTTAGCAACAGCTGTTCAGAACAACTTCCTCTCAAAGCAGACTGCATCTGAGCGTTGCCCAGACTTCCCAGTTAACGATGAATACGACCGTATCATGCGCGAGAAGAAGGAAGAGGACCAGCAGGACCTCCTCATGGATATGCAACGTGCGGATAACGAAACTCAAAATGCAATCGAGGAGCAGAAAGCTACTGCGAATATTCAGAATGGAGGTAGTGGAAACGTACGTACGGGTCGCGGAGCTGGACGCCCAAATAAGTCAGGAACCAAATGGGACGAGAATCGGAACGCCCCGAATGAAAACAACTGGCAACACTACAACCAAACCCATTAATAGCCTATGGATGAGTTAAAACGTTCTGTCGATTACAGCAGGAAGCGCTTACAGGCAATACGAAACTGCGAGGACCATGTTGCAGATATTCTCTGGAAATCGACACAGAAAATAATTACCGCAAGTAAGCGATACAGAGGTGCGGGCAGGCTCACAAACGAGTCAGCCCTGCTCTCTTACGCCAAGAATGTTACTGCTGATGCAGAGGAGAGTATCAATAGCTACATCTCTGCTTACTCCAAGGCTTCGTGCAAGATTCTCGGGATTGACAGCGAAAATATAGAATCATTTCTCGTCAGCGACATCTACGGAAAGACGACATCCGAAAGGAACGCCGTCTATCTTGGAAACTTTGCTGAAGATATTGTAAGGATGATCAAGGCAGGAACCTTGATGGGATATTCAGACCAGCAGCTCATGTCTTCCATCCGCACAGGCTACAAGGACCCATATCACACATCAGTCATCACCAAAGCGAAGAGAAAGGATATTAACATCGATGTTCCATCTTACGGAAAAGGCTATTACAGAAATGCCTATCAGAATATCATAAGAAACGCTGCTCAGGTGATTGCTTTAGCGTGGGGACAGGCAGAGCAGGAGTATGGACAGGAGAACGGAGCAGTCGGTTACTTAGTTCACAGAGGTTCATCGTATCCTTGCCCCGTTTGCGATGATTTATGTGGATACGTACATTCGCTTGACACGATGGTTATCCCAGCGCATCCCAACTGCGTCTGTAGAGTAGAGTTTACATTTAAAAAAATAAGATTATGATTGAAGAAACAAAAGGATACACGTTATCCGTCGATACGTACAAGAAGGCGAAGGCTCTCAAGATGAAAGATCCTCGCTATTACATCTATGCAAGCCTCCGTGGATCAGGTATGCCAACGAGGGACTGTTGGGCCATCGCCTTTCAGGGAGAAGGTCTCAACTGGGAGAAATCCTTCCTTGAAGGAGAGATGAACAAGCTTGAGGCCCAAGAGTCCGTTCAGAAGAGAATTGCAGAAGTGCAGGGCAAGAAGATCGGAAACGAGCATAGCGAAGATTTAACCCCGGAACAGCTCGCAAAGGCTACATCAAAGGAACAGATTCTCAAAGACCTCGTTATCGCCCGCTCAAAAATTAAGAATACATCTTCCAAAGAATGGGCTGACTACACAAAGATGATTGGAGACTTTGCCAAAATTAAGCAGGATGAGCTTCAGACGGAAGATACGACTTGCCATTTTTACCTCCCAATAAATTATCCAACCGGAAAGAATGACTGCTTGTTGTTCAAAAATGGACTCTGTAAGGGTGGAAAATAGTTAAATTCGTGTTAAAGTAGCTTTGTTTTACTAGTAATTCAGCAAAACCAAGTACCTTTGTAGGCAGATTAATGTTCACAGGTTCTTTCTGCTGAGCATAATTCTAAAATTGGTTAACAAAGAGGGGCAGCGTCTTCACAGATGCTGCCCCTCAACTTTTATATATATAAAGTAGAAGAAAAATATAAATTCAATCAGGGATACTTCTCTCCAGTGATGAGTTCAAGCGCAATTCTGACCTGATCATTAAGAAGGTCGTCATTGAATACAGGAAGAATACCGTATGGAGGCAGTTTCTTCGTCTCTGCGGCCTCCAAAATGAATTGAAGCGCCTGTACTAGGGAGGTATGGTCTTGAACGACCTCAAGCAATTTATCGCTCATTCTTGCCTCCTTCCTTCTTAATCTGTTCTGCCATCTCAAGAAGAGTCTCGGCGTGCTTGTCGCGGTCGATGACTTCCTGTACGGCCTCATCGCTCTCCTTGCGAAGCTGCTCTTCTGTCTTACCCTCATCGGCAGCAGCATTCAGTCTCGCAGACTCACGGGCAAGGTATTCGTCACGTAGCTTCAGCTTACCTGCCGTGTATTCTGCATCGCCAGGCAACGATGTATCCGCATACATAAGCTGGGCAAATGCCTCGATGATGTTTCCGTCGTCCTTGGAGAACTCATAATGGTCTCCTACGGCCGCAGGAATACATTCATCGAGTGCAGCGTACATTGATGTACCGATAGAGTACTCGATTCCCCATGTGCCGGCAATGTTCGCAATCTTGATGAAAGGCAGTGAGCCTCTCTGTAAATGCTTCTTGATCTCAGCAGGGATATCCTCTCTGAGTGAAGCAACTTCTTTCTTAGACAAGCTCTTGCTGAACTTCAGCACGGTGAAGTGTCTTGTCTTGATAGTCTTTCCAAATGGTAATGCCATGATAACAATATTTTAAAGTTCAACTTTTATTTCCTTATACTCGAAATCTGTGCAAGATGGATTCTCTCCTGAAGCAAACTTCTTCTCGGTAGGGTGGCAACACTTGCCATTCTTGAAGAAGAAACAATCCTTGCAAGTGTAATCAGTCTGTTCCATGTTCCTTACGTTTTTGATATTCCATCAATGTCAAGATACAATAGTTAGCGCAGTCAAGAAGAGCATCTTCCAATGGCTCATTAGCAACTTGCGCCTCATTATCCTTCAACGTCTTGATACGATTCACCTTCTCTCGTATCTTTCCGTAGCCGTAGTTGATACCAAGCTCATCATACATTTCGGAAAAAGCATTCCCATAATCGTGATTCTTGCGCTTGTAGGTATCGCTCATCTTGTCGGTGATATCCTTGAAGCGGTCAGCATCGGTATTTTTGCTTTGTTCTCCAATACCAATACTATTAAACGGCAACTCGCTCCGATTAAGATTATCAACGCCGATAGAATCTTTCCATTCATCCATCAAATTTTTTGCATATTCAGGATAGATACCATTCTTATGCAAAATATCTAAATCTACGCGTACACCAGTAGCGTCGCAAACGTCACAATAAACATGGTCATTTTTAACAAACTTTACAGAAAAAACATCTGTAGGTTTACTCAGTGCCGCATAGCATTTCTTCCTTGTATTGACATAATAGCGAAATCCACCTTCGGTGCGTTCTATACGCTCGCACGGAAGTAGAAACTCTAGCCCAACCTTAATATCTTCTTTCTTAATCATAAGCTATTTCTCCTTATCTTTTAGTTCAACGAACTCCCAAGCATCATCCTCTGTCTCATAAGCAACCTTTGCCTTCCATGAATGAACCTTCCTGGTCCAATGCTCAGGGTCTGGCTTGAACGGCGGAACCTTGTTCGGATTGTGATGTCTTTTCATGACCATCTCTCATTTAGAAAATCACACACTTGAATACTCCGAAACGTTCTAATATCGTCATCGGAAACCTTCCACATCTTCTCCAGCCATTCGTTATCGAGGCGCTCTGTGGTTTTCCTGATTCTGTCGCCGTAGAGGATTTCGAGCAGCAGCTTGTCAAAACCACCTTCCGGCTCAAAGCTCACGTCAAGCGTGATGCTGTGATTCTTGTATCGGCAAGACGACATCTTGATACCGGACTCGAAAGCTTTGTCCACAACATTATGAATAGATCCGCGAATTCTGTCGCCATCTATAAAGGCATCGGATATACAAAACATAAGTTCTTCTCCCATAAGCTACAAACATTTAAATGAAACGCTGTTCAACGTTCTGTTCACCGCAATCTCCCTCTCGTTACACATGGTCCTCATGCACTCCAGGGCATCATCGCGGACAGCAATCATAATCTCCTGCATCGAAGCGGTGGCCGGAACAATATTCCCATCAGCCTTCTTCTTCGTGATACGGGATATAATCTCCTTGATATATTCCTTGTCTATCATAGAAATCTGTTTTATAACCGTTAATCATCAGGCTGGATAAAGCTATCCGGCTGCTTGATGTCCTCCTCACCACGCAATTTATTCTTCACGTCATTGATGAGAAGCTCCTGCTTAAGGTCAATCATCTGCGCGCCGTACACCTGATACGTCATTCCGCCCTGTGACCTCTTCTTGAAGAAGCCGTACTTGTCGCTCATATCACGCCCGAACTTCTGAATCGTAGGGATATCCTTCTCCTCGACATCGTTTGCCTTGCAGAACTCGACGAACCTCTCGTACATCTCCTTGGCAAGCATGCACTCCGAAATCTCGCCCCTCGCCTCTTGACTGCACCTCATATCATACGCCCTTATCCAGGCATATATAGGATTGCTTCCTAGAAGAGAGATGAGCAGCTGCCTTCTGCTGCCCTCAGCTGCCGGGAACCTGTACTTCCTGCTCCTCAGCTCCATCGCGCCACGGAATATCCAGTTGAACACTCCGCTCAGCTCCTCACGGATGATCTTGCTCGCCAGCTCCGGGTCCTGCCTCTCCTTAGGGATGGTGACATCGAAGCTCACGTACTGCAAGCGTCTGATGAATCCGAGCGATGCATCATCAGGGAACGGAAGCTCGTTGAGGTTGAAGATGAGGTAGGGGATTGAGTTTCCCTCCAGGATATCCCTGCCGAGCTTTCTCATCGGGACTGGCTCGCCGCTCACGAGTCTCTTGAACATACCGGTGTTCTTCCTTCCGAACTTCTTCGGGTCGGAATCGGAAGACCAGTTGAAGATGGCGTTCCTTATAGGATACCTTCCCCTCATTCCCTCGTCACCGTCAGCAGTGAGGTCGGCGTAGTCCATCTTGCTTATCCTGTCCTTGCCGAATATGTTGCAGGCAACGTCGAAGATGACACTCTTTCCGTTGGCTCCCGTACCTATAAGGAGAAGGCAGAGCTCAATCTTCGATGATTCCTTCCCCTCGTACGGATTGTATGCAGTACCTCTCTGTATGAGACCGAGACCAAGGAACATCTGGAGGATCATCCTCGACGTCCTGTCTGGGAGGACCTCCTTGATGAAGTTCATCCACCTGTCGCACTTCGCCTTCGGATTGTAGTCGTATGGGTGGTAGTATGTGACATGGTACTCGGGAGAGAACGGCATCACGTTCGGATACTTCAGACCGCTGCCGAAGTCAACAACTCCGTTGGCGAATGCAACGATGTCGAAGGTAGGTCTCAGTATGTTGTAGCACTCTATCACCTCCATGAATGACTTGTTCATCACCGTACTGATGCCGAGCATCGGAGCCATGGCCAGGTCGAGGAGCAGAAGCTGGTAAGCCTGTTCCAAAACTATCTTCGGAACAGCTTCGTATATCTTGCCGTTGAACATGTAGTAAGCACCGTTGTAGTACTTCACCGGAGCCTTCTTCGCCAGACGTCTCATTGACCTGATGAAAGTAGACTTCAGCTTGTTGTACTTATCAGAGTTTGCCTTACCCCAGTCCTGGCAACGGAGCGCTTCGAAGCCGTACTCGTCATGCCTCAAAAGGTCTAGCAACTGAGCGTGCAATGTGTCTATAGCAATACCATTTTCCATTTATGTACAATAATAATATTAATTTTCCGTTATTGTGTAGGATAACCCCCGATAAATAGGGGCTTTCTGAAGGATAACACGTGTCAGGTCGTCCTTATAACATGTCGTCTATAAAATATCGACAATACAAAGATACAGATAATATCCTGAATATCCGGTAAAACCCTAGTAAATAAAGGGTATAAATATACATTTTAGGTATACATTAAATGAAGGATAGGTATACATTTATGGTTTGGTCTGCAAAGTAAGAGTTTATGCTATCAAATGTTAATAAATAACGGATGAATGAATATGCATAATTATCCTTTATGGTAGGAAGTAATTAAACTTTACAAAAAGGCTGAAAAATCGGAAGAAAAAATTTTTAGATGAGGTGACTACCGCGCTGGTTTATAGCTGCAAAGGGGGTGTGGGGGTGTTTCTTCTGAAATTATTACATTTTGTGTCGGTTTATATAGTGTAAACCATCGTGAAACAATATTTTTGTAATTATTTCAAATTGTCGGTTTATATTTATAAAAAATTTATGTAACCCCTTAATAACCAACACTTTATAACTTTGTTTATATTCATTTTCTTGCATAAATATACATTGTTACTATTCCGTGAAACATCAAAACTTATTACAAGATACTTGACCAAAATATATTTACCATATTTATGCATGTATAAATATTCGTGTTTAACTTATTAAATACATTTTAACGAAATTGGTAAAAGGTTATTACATTAGTAGTTAAATTCCTTAACATAATCTGCCACTTTGGCGGGTACAATTGCCTGTAAATCAATTAGTTAGCAATTTGTAAAGATTAATGTTTTTTAAGTTAATTATTTAACAATTACTGCCACTATAGCTTCATAAATGCTTGATTATTAGATAGTTACGAGTCTGCCACGTTGTCGAAAACGTTAAATTATTCAAACCTTAACAACTACTGACAAATGCTGTAATTATTACAAATAGCTAACTATCTATAAATCAAGCACATACAAAAGGTTAAATGCATAAACACTCAATTTTTTACTGGTTGTTTGGTATGCAGTTTGCTATTATGTAGGTAGTCGGGCGGCGGTCCCGCCCCACGTGCGCAGTGGCGTGCGTGTGTCCGACGTCGTGTGGTGCACGTTACGCACACCCCAAAAACGCACGGGGTGAATTGTGCGTTTCCATTTAAAAAGATTTAGAAATGAAAGATTTAGAAATGAAAGGTGCTCAAGGATACGAGCACGTAAGTACTAAGGTTGCAAACTATGTAAGCGAGTGCAAAGGTAGCGCAGTTTTAGCGCAGAGTCTAGAAGTGCTTAATAGTTACCGCAAAAAGCTATTAAGCGAGTGCAAAGATAGCGAAGTTGTAAGCGCAAAGAAAGAACTAGAGATTGCGCGTGCTAAGTACAACAAGCTAGCTACAAATTATGTACTTTCAGACGAAAGTTACTGCAATTTGCAAACAGAGTGTGTGCGTTCTGCTGTTAGCGAGTTTTCTCGCAAACACAAATTACCTAATTTCTTTGCTTGGTTTGATAACAACGGCAAAGACAAACAAACATCGATTATAGATAGTTTGCAGCGTCTTGGCTCTAAATTGTGCTCATTACATCAAGCCTTTGCAAGTGGTGCAAAGGTAGCAAAGAAAAAGAGCGAAAGCATAACAGACCTACAAAAGCAAATTGCAGAACTGCAAGCCAAACTTGCAGCAGAGCAAAAGTAAGCAACACAAACAAGGTAGCTAGAGAAATCTAGCTATCTAGTTTTTCCTACTGGCTATTTGATAGGTAGCCAGTGGGAAATTTTACTCCAGGTTTTTCAACTTGGAGCGGGTCGTCGTGTCCTTATTTTTCCCACACAATTTGGTAAACCTTGTCGTGGTGTGTGGGCTTAACTCAGAGAGAGAATTTATTCTCCCTCAGGGGACTAATTGCCAAAATTCAAGAGAAGTATCTCAGTAAATCGAGAGTGCGAGAGGCACACCGAGATGGGAGAGAGTAACGTGTTACTCAGAGACATCCATCCGAGAGATACGCAAAAATTCCTGGCGTGAGCGTCGAATGAGATGAGACGGCACGACGGCTAGGGGATTTGTATCATCTCTAGCGAGATGAGAGTTTTAGAAAGAAATCATAATTCATATTCTATTCGGTGTTGTGAGCCGTTCGGGAGTGGTTACCCGAGAAATCCCAGTGTGTGCAATCACGATTGCAGCGTTCAAGGTACACACTATCCACGCTGACTGAAATCGGTTGCTTGTCATCCGTGCGAGATTTATCTCCTCAGAAATAAACAAGCTGCTGGCAGAAGCATAAAATCTGTAGGGTGTGAGCCACGTAGTTAAGACGATAAAGATAAAACGTGGTGCAAAGATGCACATCCTGGCTAACGGGGCGGGGAGAAATCTCCGCTCTACAATTATGAACCATTTAAAAATTAGAATTATGAAAGAACAGATTTTGAAGAAGATAGGAAAGACGCTTGTGCGTATTAATGTAACAGACCAGAGTGCAGAGGATGCCTACGATGAACTCGTTAACAGCAGCCCTCGCCTGTTTGGTATGCTTTCCAGTATCTACAGACTGAATGATGAAGAAGAAAGATTCGCTTGGTCTGCTGGAATCGCCTAAAATCCCTACGTTTGTAGGGAACAATAACCAAAAATATTAGAATTATGAGTACGCTGAGAATTAAATGCCTCGATATGTGCGAGGTTGAGAGTATCATTGCAGATGCTCAGGAGATTTTGAGTCACGTAGAATTCGGGTCGCTAAAGAATGGTGTGCTTACATTATTCTGCGTGGCGTGAGCCTAAAAATCTGTAGCCAGTACGATAATTGTCGTGTGTGGCTACGGAACAATTACCAATAAAATTAGAATTATGAAAGCAAGACAGATTATTTATTCAAGTACGATAATTGTGCTTGGATTTTTTCAGAGCGTGCCGGCATTCATGTGCTTGGCAAGTACGATAATTCTCCTGAATGTGCTTGGAGTTCTTTATGGGATTCTGCTTGTATATTTGTGGAGAAGTACGATAATTGGCAGGTGGTTCTTCAGGGAGTTGTGGAGATCTACACTCCGCTTGGAGAATTTCATCCTGCCTGGAGTGTGAGAGATTTGAAAAGTACGATAATTGTGCTTGGAAAATTTCAGCCTAAAAACTGCTCATTCAATTTGGGCAGTACGATAAATATAACCAATTAAATTACAGAATTATGAAACAGAGAATTTTTATCGCAGTGTTTGTTATCGTGTGTCTTGCACTTGTAGCCGTATCCGTTGACAGCGTGAACTGTCACAGAGCGAACGTGATGCTGAGAAAGACGGTTATCAGCCAGGCAAATGAGATTTTAGAGCTTAACGGCTGTCACACATCAGAGGGCACTACGATGTTCGTAGGTCTCAGAAAGTAGCCAAAAATGTGCTCAGGCATTTTCCTGGGCATACTATGTTAAACCATTTAAACGGAAGAATTATGTTAGACAAGAAATCACAGAAGAATTTTGAGCGTGCGCTTATGCATGAGATGGAGAAGATCAAGATTGCAGCACGCCAGTGGCATAACAACAATACTAAGGGCTACAGAGATTATCGTAGCAAAGAGGCTATCTCCAAGAGTTTCTCTGAGATTACAGTATTGTGCATGAGCTAAATGTGCGTGGCGGTTGTCACGCATACTATTCACCAATATTTAAGAATTATGATAGATGAAGAATACAAAGAGAATGTAGAGTACATACTCTCTACGATTTTGCCTAAGTTGCAGGAAATCCAAAAAAAAGTATTGAAAAATCAATCAAGACTGAGCCTTGAAGTTAGCGTTAGCAATAAAAACGGCGAAGGGTATATAAGTTGTTTTGCCTGTGTCATGAATGACATGGGAGAAATAACGGATACTTGTTTTCCACGTTTCATCTGCGTATGCAGCAAAGAGGAGATTGACGAGCGGCTTAACGAGCTTAAAGAGTTCATCAAGAAGTACATAGCCTGAAAATTGAGCGTGGCGATTGTCACGCTCTCCTACAAACCAAAATGCAGGAATTATGAAAAAAGACATCTTTAGTTTTTAGGAGTATTGGTGATATCTATGCTCCTTGTAGGTTGTGGAGTGTATGCGCAGAAATTAGAGAGCGACAAATCTCAGTTAAAAGAAGACGTGCGCAGATTAATGAATGACATCGACGACGGAGGAGACACGGATAAATATCTGTGCGGTCCTGATTACGTAGAGAGGTTATGGAAATGGTCACACAACCAGTAGCCAGAACTGGGCAGTACGATAATGTGCTGCCTGCTATTAACCAAAACATATAGAATTATGGAAACAGTAAGAGTAACTGACAGACACGGAATAGAGCGAGAGTGGGATATAGTCACAGAGAGATGTGTAGGGTGCTGCTTTCACGGATTGATGGATGGCAAGATTCATTGCTGTCCTCATAGTATTGCGTGCGGTGACAAGTAGCCAAATCTGCGGGGCACGTCCTGTGTCCTGCATCCATTATTAACCAAATCAAATTCAGAATTATGACAGACGGAGACAGAAAGTTCCTTGCCAGGCTCGTAGCGAGTCACAAGGCAGTTATCAGCGAGGAGTGCAGACGCAAGAATCTCGACAAGAGCGAGTATTTCAGACGCGTAGCACGTGCAGACAAGAAGGCTCAGGAGATTGAGCAATCGTGCATGCGACCTCGCAAGTTCTAGCCAAACATTCTGTGCAGTCTATCTGCACAGAAACCATGTTAAACCATCAAAATTAAAGAATTATGGAGAAAATGACACAGAAAGAGTTGAAGAGACTCGTTAGAGTAGGAGCTGCCAAGGATATAACACACAGTTCAAGCCGTGCAGCCATCCCGGAAGAATATAGTCAGGTAGGCTATTCTTCCGGTGTGTACGGATGCAACGGAATGCTGTTCCGTGGTCACAGCGGAAAGCTGTATGCCATTTGTGCAAGAACTACGGCTATCTGGGTTTTCGGCTAAAATTACGGGTAAGCGTATGGTGCGCTTGCTCGTTTCTATTATCAACCAAAATACAGAAATATGAATATACAGAAAGTATGGGATGCGTTTATCAATGAAAATGATAATCCATCATTCGTAAAGATGGCATATGCCGTAGTAGATCAGCTTGGCGGTGTTAATGAAGACACAATGCTTAATACGCTCGATAAGGTCAGAAATGCCGATGAGGGGTACACTGGATTCTGTTATCTTTCTCAGACAAGCAAGTTCTGGAAAGAGAACAAGAGTGCTATCATGGAGAATATGCACGAGCTTGCCGATGATTTGGGAGAAGACCTTATCACGATGATTAAGGGCTTCGGGAATTTCAAGGACGACAAATCTGTCACCTATGATGCTATCGGCAAGGCTCTGTATGCTCCTTTTAACGAGGGCGAGAGCAGATACATCTACGACACATTTGCAAAGTATGCACTGGAAGAGGTTGCGAATCGATTCCAGGACTGGTGGTACGAGCAGGACGAAAGTGAGTTCGATTAGCCAAACCAATCCTCACTCCCACGGGTGGGGATTTCTATTAACCAACAATTACAGAATTATGAGTGATTTAGAGAAAATACTTAATGACGATTTGCTGAAGTGTGAAATCGTTGAGTCAGCAGAGAATGCGGCAAGACGCGTGGATCTCATCAAGTGGACTCACGACAATACATTCTCAGTAGCTGAGGTGAACAAGGATACCGGCAAACTAGAGGTTACAGATATTCCTGGGACAGATGAGCTTGAAGCATACAAGCATTTCTACAGAAAATATGGCGAAATCGCCATTGTTAGCTAAGACTCCCCACGATTATGTGGGGAACCATTACAAACCAATTAAATTACAGAATTATGGCAAAGAAAGTTTATGCTCTCTATCGCACAGACAACTGGCATACATACGATAGCCGCGAATTACTTGTTGTAGCGGGTAGTATCAGAAGATGTTGTAAGGTAGCCAAGGACGATGGAGCAACAAAAGAGCAGATTGAGGATTTGCGTGGTTACCGCCATCAATCCCAGTGTACCAACGGTACCGATTACGAGTACGACATTGATACGTACACGCTCAATGAGAGTTTAATCAGCTAAAATCCCTCTTCGGAGGGAACCATTATGAACCATTAAACAGATGAATTATGGAAAAGCTATCTTACAAGACGCAGTACAAGCTTACAGTCAAGGAGATTAATGAGTATGCAGATTCTATAGAGGACAAGACCGATATAGATTGCAAAGTGTGTGATTGGATTGACACATTCAAGTGTATGTATTCAAGCCACGCTTTCGATAAGCCGTATTATTCAACCGATTTTCCTTATGCCGTAGAATTGACAATCAACGAGGATAATGGTCACGTGACGGCTCACGCATACGATTACGAAGAGTACTGCAAGTGGCAGAAAGAATGTGCCTCAGTTTACAATACGTGGAAACAGGATCCTGATTCCTATATTCCTATGCCTGATATTGCAGAGGCATTCTCGTTTGAGTTCCCTGTTACGAGAGGATTCTCTGATATGCCAGACAGATGTGATGTCGCCATTTCATCAGACCTTGATATCGTGTGCGCAATAGATGAGTACATCGCCGAACGTGAGGGAAAACAGAAAGTTTATCCTTGGATGCTTAAACAGGTGATGAGCGCAGACGATCTTGGTGTTACAGAAGAAGAATACGATACTCTTCTTGAGGAAACATTAGCCTAACAATATCCCCTAGCATGGGGATATACAATGTTAAACCATTTAAATGATATTAGATATGAGTTACGAATTTGCAAAGAAAGAAATCGGCGAGTATAGAATCACCATTTATCAGGATGAGGGCGCTGAATCACCTTGCTCTTCATGGGATTTGGCAGGTGTGTATCTTTGGGAGTATACCAGTTGCGGTAGTGGAAGATTAAGTAACGGCTGCAACTGGGATGAAATATACGACAGAAAATACGACACTAATAACCACAGTTTGCAGGATGCTCTTCGTGAGCTTGTATACATGTACGTTCCACAGAATCGTCTTGTAAAATATCTGAAGAGCAACAAGCATCGCTCTGCCAAATTATCGTATGATAGAAGCTCTCATGTTTGGGAACTTGATTATTACGACAGCAGAGAGGCATACAAGACTTCGGTAGAGTTTACTCCTGACGAAATCAGGAACTATGACATGAGAGCAGAGATGATCGAGCCTATGAACAACGAGGACTTGATATGGCTGCTTGATGACATAGCTTACGAAATCGTGATATACGAGTGGTCTTCTACGGGATATTGTCAGGGAGACTATGTAGAAGGTATCGCATATTGTAACAAGGAGCGATTTGAAAAGATGGTTGATACTAATACCAAGAACTGGAAGAATCGTGCTATCGAGCTATTTGAGAGCGAGGTTAAGAATATCGGTATGTGGATGTGGGGTGATGTAAAAAGTTACATCCTAGAAAAGAAACGCCCGTATACAAAATTGTACGAAGATGGTAAATCTTCTGATTCCTACGAGTGGGAGCAGATTGATTCCTGTTGTGGAGAGTACTTCGAAGATGCTGATGACCTCATCGAAAATGTTATTAAAGAACACGGCTTACTGCCGAAAGATGCAGCCTAACTAAGGGGAGCTTGCATGCTCCTCTTCTATGAACCAAATTACAGAGAATTATGACAAAGATTACAATTTCACAGAAGGGAAGTAGAACTATCTACAGAGTGAACAGAAGAATCGTGTGCTATCGTGACGGACACAAGTATTGTGTTGGAAAGCCATCATCTGGCAGCACCCATATCGAGTTTGATACCTTGTCCGAGAATATTGCACACGAGAGATGCATTGAGATTTGTGAGCGCAGAATCTATGCAGAGATGAAATATCAGAATCCCGTCGCATACAACGCACACAGAGTATTGAACGCATTAGCCTAAAAACGGAGGGAGCAATCCCTCTGACATTATTAACCAATAAATTATTAAGAATTATGGATAAAAAAGAAATGTGGAAAGTACTTGGACGTGACGATTACGCACACAAGTCTCAAGAACTGAAAAAAAAGTGCGAGGAACTGGCGAAAGCTATATGCGATAAGCTCATTGAGCTTGACATGACAGAAATCTTCATCCCTCGCTGTGGTATTACCTTCAGAGTTATTACCGTGCAAATAAGTTGTGTTAAACGCATTCTTCTTGCGCTAAAGAGTGGCACCATTTACTATTTGTTGCAAGAGTTTGGTATATGCGACATACATGCTGGTGACCTTAATGTGAAGGTTGGTCGCGTAGTAGATGCACTTAGTTTTGTTACTCACTTGGACGAGATATTACAAGAAATATCGAAGATTGAGGGCAAAAAAGTCGCAGACATCGAAGCTGCTCTCAAGAGACTCTAACATCTATCATCCGTGAGCGACAGGCGCACATCGGGTTCGAGACCCGACACGGAACAATATTAACCAAAATTACAAGAGTTATGAAGAGATATTACGTATCAGTCACAGAGACTTTAAACAAGGTAGTCAGCGTTGATGCTGAGAGCGAGGAAGAGGCAGTAAAGAAGACACAAAAGGCCTACGATAATTGCAACATCGTCCTTGATTCTAATAATTTCGTAGAGTGGGGCGTAAGCCTCATCCACTAGAGTTAAATAAATTTTTAGTAACCAATTTAAAATAATTAGAATTATGAAGCAGATTGTAACAATCACTGGTGAGAACTTGAACATCGTAACAAAAAACGTAGAGGCTACAGCAGCTACCCAGAAGACCAAGGCGCAGATGCGTCTCGAAGCTCTTAAGGCTGCAGGCGTTGATACTAGTAAATATTTCCCTCTCGGTGACGACCAGCTTATCAAGATCGAAAATGGCGCAGCAGTTCCTGTAGACATGGACGATGCGACCATCGATGCTGTAGGCAAGCAGATTGTCGAGGGTGGATACGTAAGTAACTGGAAGCTCTTCCGTCGTTGGGTGATGAGCCAGATGTTTCACATGTTGCGAGACATGGAGAAGGACGGCAAGTCATTCAACGAGGTGTTGCAGAAGAAAGGCTACGAGTACCAGTGGCGCATGTTGGAGAACGAGCTGTATGCTCAGATGAAGATGTGTGACCACAAGGACTACGAGAATCTCAAGGCGAGAAACCGCTGGTTCAACGGAGTTGTAGCACACGACATGGCTATTGACTACATCAGCAAGCTCCGCAGCTATATCGACGACAAGTGCATCTACACTGTCAAGGAAGACAAGGATGGAAACAAGAAGAAGGAAGACAAGGATGGAAAAAAGAAGAAGACATACAAGCATACCTGCAAGGGTAATCCTTATATCCGTCTTCAAAACGAAAACATCTTCGTCGCTGACTTGGAGAGAAAGGTATACAATCCTCTCCGTGACCTTGCCAACAAGATGAGTGCTGTAGAAACCTACAAGGAACTCTACGATGCCGTTCGCAAGTTCAACAAGAACCGCAAGCATCTCGCGTGGGATACCAAGCAGGCTGATGCGTTCATTACTGCCTACAAGGGTTCAGGTTCCTACTACACGATGAGAAACCTCATCATGTTCCACGGAGCAAGATTCCTGAAGAACGGACGAAAGATGTCAGAGACAAATTCTCTGAAGGAACTTGAGTCTAAAGCCAAGCTCTACGATGAAGAGGGTTGGAAGATGCTCGGTGTACTCAAGCAGCTTATCAAGGACAATAATATCAGCGTCCAGGGCAAGATTCTTGAATGGAAGAAAGCCAAGAGCGAGAATAAGTAATCATCAGTAAGACGTAAGGTTCGCCGCCTGAAGAATGGTGGCCCGGCAGCAATTCACAAGAGCTTCTTCAACGAAGGATCTCCTCCAGTCACTACTGGAGGTAATCCTTCGAGCTAAAGCTCTCTAGATCGAACTTATAGAGTAAGGCGCCAGCCGGGGACCATTCTAGCCAAAAGTCGGTTACTGATTCGGTAACCGATTCAATGTTTAACCAAATAAAATGAGGAATTATGAAGAAGATCAAGAAGATAATCTATGTAGACAAGCTTACTCCAGCACCCCTTGACAACAAGAATGTCATGCTGGACTGGTGGGAAGAGAATATGTTCGACGACGGAAGCTACGCATTCTCAGGTAATACGTATCTAGGATTCATTGCCGGTGTTCCGGTAATGGCCACCGTAAAGAACAATGTTGTCGAGCTGAAATGCATCCCGCAGCCCTACAGAAGCACGGACAAGCTTGATGATTTCGGAAATGCAGTCATAAAAAACTTGACTGAAGACGAATGTCACCTAACGACCTACATGGTTCCGGCGTACAAGCAGTACATAGATGACGAGCGTGAGGGAGACGCAAAACTACTAATATCGTTCTCCATCTACGAAGATGAAGCTACGATTTCATTCCACTGGAATGTACCGAAAGATTAGCCAAAAGGTCAGTCGTTAGCAGCGGCTGACTACTCATATCATAACTAAATTTTGTTTAAATGGTTCAAAGCCGGTCTGTCGTGAGACACGCCGGTTTTTTGTTCGCAAAGTTTAACCAATCAAATTAGAATTATGAGTAGAAATTACTGGACATTAGGTAAGGAAGGAATGAAGACTCGTCTGTCAAAGGCACAGGCAGCTTACGAGAACGCATTAGAGAACGTCAGCGACTTGCATGTCAAGATCAGCGATGGCAACACAAAATTGGGAGCTATCCCATCCGTGTCGCTCATTCCGGTCATGGATTGCGGTAACTGTTCAATCTGCTCCAAGAGCTGCTACGACCTGCGCAATGACATGATTTACAAGGAGGTCATCAAGACGAGAGCTATCAATTCTGCAATCTACCATGAGGATCCCGAGCGATACTTCAAGGAAATAGATGGGTATCTCGACTACCGATTCCCTCGTGCATTCCGATTCCACATCGGTGGTGACATCCAGGATAAATGGTATCTTGACAAGATGTGCGAGATTGCTCGCAAGCATAAGGATACCAAGTTCCTGGCGTTCACGAAGATGTTCGATGTGTGTAACGAGTATCTCGATGAGGGCAACGTCATTCCTGAGAACATGCACATCCTATTCAGCGGATGGCTTGGTCTCAAGATGGATAACCGCCACGGATTTCCGGAGGCGCATCCTATCTTCGAGAGCGGAACGTCTGCTCCGGAAGGAACACGTCTGTGTACCGGAAACTGCACAGAGTGTCTGAAGGAAGATAGGTTGTGCTGGTCTATCGGGAAAGGACAGGCGGTAGGATTCCTCGCACACTAGCCAAAATCCTCGTCGAAATGACGGGGTACTATGTCTAACCAATTAAAATTTGTGAATTATGGCAACAGCAAGAAGAGGTACAAGAATGCTCAAAGCTTCCGACATTATGAAAAGAAAGGGCATTGTCCAGAAACAGATGGACATGAACAAGTTCAACGAGGTTATAGAGAATTTCTTTATGACCCACGAGCCTAAGGATACGATTCTCCTTACGCCGAAGAGATTCATCGAGATGGATAACCCGCCAGAAGGAGACTTCATCGACTATCTCGATGTCAGCGTGTGGGAGAAGAAGAGTGAGGATCCGGATGACCCGTTCGACTTCATCGACTATCAGTTCATGAAGAAGAACGGGATGCTTCGTCCTATCCTTGTAGTGAACGAGCCTTTCATCGGCAATGCTGCCGGGTGGCTGAGAGACTTTTGCGGATTCACTGTGAAGAGCAGAACACGAAAGAAAAAGAAAGAATATATCGTGTCTCTGCCGGTGTAAAGCCAAACAAGGCGTGGAACATTATTGTTTCACGCTCCCAGTATTAACCAATTAAAATTTATGAATATGACTGATATTGAAAGAGTAAAGAGATTCGCATCCGAGAATGATTACCCAGGTGAGACATTGGACACAATAAACTGCTTCCGCAGACACAGTAAAACTCCAAAGGAAGACCTCGATAGCCTGGACAAGGCAACCGATGAGGACTGGCTAGGTCTTATCGATGAGTACGAGGGCAATGGAATCAACTGGAAGGGAGAGTTCTCGGACGTTAACGGAAACAGCGTAACGCTTGGCGACAAGGTTATATGGAACAATCCGGATCCTGATGATTTCGATAAGTGGTACGAGAATTTCAAGATATGCACCGTAGATGATATATCAGGAGACCGAATATCACTCAAGGACGATGACGGAGATACGTTCGATGTAACCGAGGATGAATGTACTTTAGTTCGAAAGCTTGACTACAAGCTCTATGAGGACGAGAAGTATCACTATGGAGTGTGTGGGATGCTCCAGGATATCGAGAATGCCCGCACAATGACGAGCTATATACACGATGACGACCTCAGATGGAAGCTTGATGCTGCGTGCAGATGGTTCAAGGAACACATTGAGGCTGAGATTGCCAATCATATCGTAGAGAACCAGTAAGCCAAACAAGCCTGCCGGGAACGGTGGGCATCAAGTCAAACCAAAATATTAAGATTATGGATAGAAAAGTATTGAAAGACAAGATTGACGAGTTGCGTTCAACGGCAAAGATGGAACTTGCATGCACCATCCGTGAGATAATGAGAGAGCACAATGTGCAGAAGAAAGAACTTGGCTGGCCTGTAGTAGTCAACAATAGCAGTCTTGTAGATATTGTAGAGTTAGGTAGTGGTGATACCGATATCCCGGTTTTCACCATAAGTGTCGGTGCCGGCTATTATAAAGAACCTCACAAGGTAGGTGCATTGGACGATTGCGTATCGGTCGAGCTACTCGCTGATATTGCGACCGGGTTGAATAACGAACTGAGTGGATACGTCAGCACTTATGTGGCAAAGTACAGATTCATCTATGAAGACGGAACTACTGCTGACATGGATGAGCCTTATGTATTCCTTGCAGAATCAGAAAGAGATGCCAAAGATAAGGCAGATGACTATGCAGAGGTATGGAATGACTGGAATGAAGATACGATAGAACTCGTATCAGTCGAGAAGCAGACTGCTTCGGAAGGTTAAATTAGCGTTAAAAACGGCAAAGACGATGGTTTATATTATAAACTTTTCGTATCTTTGCCACTAGTAACCAAAATTATAGAATTATGACAGAAGAAATAAGAATCAAGACAAGAGATTGGGAGAGACTTCTGAGCTACACTCAGCAGCAGAAGTACAAGACTGCCATCAAGCAGGGGTGGTTCGCCAATTATCACAGCAACGCCTGGAGGCATGACACGTTCTATGGCGCATACATCTGGAAATATCCGAAGCTTATTAAGGTTGTAAGAATGTTCGAAGAGATGCTTGGACATAAGCCATTATGGGAAGATATCACCGACGACAACCTCCGTGACCTCTTCGAGAAGATCCAGGAGAACTACGCTCCTAACTCGGCAAGAACCGTATGTGCAACCATCAAGGCTGTGATACGTGAGAACGATGCTACCAGGGAAATTCCTAGTCCTACGTTCGGCAGAATACTTAGAGCGAAGGCTGTACCGGTCCAGTCTGTATATCTCTCTGATGAGGAGATAAACAGAATCATAAAGTACAACCCTCACGGGAAAACAAAAAGATATGTTCAGAGAATGTTTATCATGGAATGTCTCTGTGGCGCACGTTACAGCGACTGCCAGAGAATGACGGAAGAGAACATAGATGATACCGGACACTTCCTCGTCTATGTTACTCAGAAGACAAAGACCGAGGTAAGGGTTCCTCTTCACAAGAAGCTACGTCCGTTCCTCGTATGCGGTACTGGTGACGAGCCTCTTCCGGGTGAGATAGGTGAAAGGACGTTCAATAGAGCACTCCGCGATATCTGTCGTGACTGCGGAATAGACACGAATACAAAGGTGTTCAAAGCCGGAAAGGAAGAGACTGGAAAGAAGTATCGGTTCGTATCATCCCATACCGGCAGACGCTCGTTCGCAACGAATCTCTCAAAGAAGGGAGTGCCTCTTGAGCAGATTGCCGTCATGATGGGACATACCAGTAACGGTATGCCTAATATACAGATGACACAGCGCTACATTGTCGGTAAGACCGAGATTGACAGCAATACACTGAGATTGTTCGGCGTCTATGAAGAAGACCTCGATAACGGTCTAGATGAGGATTAAGCTAAAACTGGAGGTGGTTAGCTGCCATCTCCTGCCATTGTTTAACCAATTAAAATAATGAATATGGTAGAAGATTATACAGAAGAAGAGTTGAATAAACTCATCAATGAGTGTCGGAAGAAGTACGAAAAGCTAGAAAAGGAGACCGTTATGAAGGCTCTGACTGGCGAGATTGGTACGAACTCCGCAATGGTGGAAGAGTTGAAGATTCTCAACATCCACTATCACGATGAAATGGATGAGTACGACATCACTGCACCTGACCTGAATCCTGACCTTATCGAAAACTTCAATATGGCAGAGCGTGATGGCAAGAACGTCATCTTCGAGGCACAGGAATATCTTAAGATCCTGGGAATGTGCGAAGAAATGTTCAACCAGAAGCTATGGGTCAACGAAGATGGCCACATATGCGATGAAGAAGGTAATAGACTTTCCGCCGACAGAGAGCATCGTGTTTTCGAAGTTGTTAAGTGCGGAAAATAAGATATTTCTAGTTTTTCATAGCTAGATTTGTTTAAATGAGCGTCCTCTCTTGCCCGTGAGGGTAGGAGGGGATTTTTTAAAACGGCCCCGATTAGCCAAAAATAGGGAGCTTCGGCTCCTGCAATTAATAACTTAAAAAAAATAAGAATTATGGCAAATTGGGCATCAACAAGCTATCGTATTGAAGGCAACCAAAAGGACCTTCAGGAGTTAAACAACCTTTGCAAGGCGTTTATGAACAAAGAGCGTCCTGTAATGGAGGAAGGAGCATCTGAGAACTGGGAAGGAAACATTGTCCTGGCTCTTGGCGAGGAAATTGGTGATAGCTACATTCGTGGATTTATCCAGAATCTTGAGCTGTCAGATGGTCTCTTGAGCATCGATGCAGAGGAGGCATGGGGAGCAACAGACTTCAATAAGCTCCTCGAAAAACACTATGACGGCATGAAGGTGTATTTCATAGTGGAAGAGGAAATGTGTGAGGTCTATGCTACAAACGACGCAGAAGGCAAATACTTCAACTGTTGCTCTGTATTGACTTCGTATGTAGATGGAGAATATCACAGAGAAGAGTTTAAGAATAAAAACGAGGCATTAAAGTATGCAGCGAAACTCATTGGTCGTGATTCTGTCACAAAGTTAGAAGTTGCAAAGTGGAACGAGGAACGCAAGAATAAAGGCGTTTTTGAATACATAAACATCAATGGATGTGATATTATTGACGAGTAATAATTTTTAAGCCCTACGCATCACGGATAAGCGGATTATATGGAAAGAAAGACAAAGCATCTTACCCTTCTTCCCGATGGTGTTTCCTTACTATTCGATTTCAGTAAGTGCGATAATTATGCAGAGGCGATTCTTGCTGACTACATATATTGTCCAACGGACGAGCAATTAAAAGAATCTATTTCCCTTTGCTTTCCAGATAACGCTTCTCATCAAGAAATCTCATTCAAGGAACTAAAATCGAAATTTTCGAAAGTTATTCCCGGCATTAGAAAGGTATATTATGTGGCCGTATACAACGAGAACCACGAAAAGATTGCGGTCGTTACAAGCAACTTCTTCGGTCGTCCAGGATTGTTTTATGCAAATTTGAGAATTGATGCCGACTTGTTTGGAGATAGAGATGAGGCAGAGGAACTAATAAGGAAAGTTAAATCGAACGGAATTTGTAACAAGCAGCGATATTTAGCTATGAAGAAAGAATCTCCTGATGTACAATACAAGATAATAGAATGGAAGTTCTAGACTATAAATAGCCGCTTATTCACTTGTAGATAGGTGGCTATTTTATTAAGATAACCACCAAAAAAGCAACGAAAATCACACTTTTTTCTTAAACTACGTTAATTGTAAATATTCTGTACTTTAATGAATATTACAATCAGCTATTTTTACTTCGCTTGAAACATTTAGCTATACAAGTATCTTTAAAACGTTTGTCCTCACTTTTTACTTTAATAAGTACGGTTTATGGCATAAACTAAACTATTGCACGGAATAGAAAATCGTAGTATCTTTGCAGTGCAAGTGAAAGGTGTAGAGGCTGAGTAGTAAGCACGAAAGGATTCACAAACGCTATTCGGATTGGCAACCGTATGAGCGATCACATATGCCAAAATATAACTCCGATGGACTAACCTCTACCTCTGGTCCATTGGAGTTTTTAATTTTAAATGAGGTAATGAAAAATATCAGAATAGGAATTAAGCAGGCACAGATTGCACTGAGCGATGACAATCGTTTGGCGGCGTTTTGCTTTGCCCTTAAGATAAAGTTCCTGTTCCGTTCTTCAGACCTTCATTTTGGAACAACAAACCAGGCAGCGAATGCTCTTGGTTTCAATAAGAAAGATTTCAAGCGATACCTGGATTCAGCTGTTGAGTTCGGTTATTGCCGTATAGATACGAACAAGTTCGGTGTGAGAAGAATCATAGCGAACAAGATTCACGAGAGTTACAATTATAGCTACAAGACAAGAAGAGGGGAAATAAGCAAACTCAGCCTACCGAACCTTAAGGGTCTTGTGCGCAAGGTTGTCGTGAGTAACAAGATTAATATTATCGAAGAAGTCATCAATACGCATGGTAGAGCTGTTAACGGGCACTCGATTAAAAGTGTACGCAACGCCCGAAAGATGGAAGCTCGTATGTTGAAGAAACCATTCGATGAGAAGTACACCGGAAGTTATTCAAACGCCAAGATGGCACAAGACATTAACGGTACGTTGTATCAGGCGAGAAAAGCCGTCAAGTCTCTCGTTAAGTCTGGAGCAGTACAAAAGATAATCCAATGCACGGAGGCGAACGTTGATGCGTGCTTGTGTACAAACAATCAGAGTTTCCGCGCAGCAGACGGAACACTCATTGTCATCTCTGCAAAATACAGGAAAGGACAACTTAGATGCGCCAACAAATACAAGACTCTCAAGAGTCAGATTTCGAAGGCAAAAAGCGGTTCTGATCAGAAGAAAATCGAGAGGAAAATGATAATGGGTAAAAAGTAACATATAATAATAGTAGTGGCAGAGGGAGACTTCGAGGGGAGCGGACCTGAGCCTTTTTAGAAAAGAATATTAATGTCATAAATTGTAGAGATTATGAAAAAAGATATTGTTAGAGATACTCCATCATTGGAGGAGTTTTGTGATTACATAGAGAGAAAGGGCTATGATATCGACCCGTTTTCTCTCTATAAAGAGTTCGAGACTAGAGACTGGACTACCTCGAAAGGTGTCCGTACTAAGTCGTGGACAGCATTGGTTGATGCTAGAAATAGTGTCGTGAGTCAGAGACGAAAGAACGACCAGGCGGTCCTCTTAGGTATTCCAAAGCAAAGAAAGCGGGAAAGTAAACAGAAATACCAAAGAAGGGTAGCTAATGCTAGGACAAAAGCTGTAAAAATGAACTATGACGAGTTCTTGCAGGATTCTCGCTGGTTCGCATTCAGGCAGTTTGTTTTTGCAGTTCGTGGACATAAGTGTGAGGTTTGCGGTTCTACGGAGCGATTACAGGTACACCACGTAGGCTACAAGAAAGGTTTGCTCCCATGGGAATATACCTGCAACGATGTTAAGGTACTTTGCCGTAATTGTCACGCAAGAGTTCATGGTAAGTACGAAGTATAAAAGTAAAAAATAAGAAATAACATGGCAAGAATAACAAGAAACAAAGCTACCGAGATACTGGGTGTATCAAGACAGACTATCAGCAACTACATCAAGGAAGGCATCCTAGGAAGCTACGTAGGCGAACACGGCATCCTGTATGTCAACAGCGAGGATATCGAGAAATATGCTCAGAAATACAAGATGATTGCAGCAAACGAGAAGATGATTGACGAGAAGCTCAAGGAAGTCGAGTATCGCAAGCGCGCAATCAACGTAGAGCTCACTGAACTGAGAGACAGAGCTACCGCAAACGGCAAGCTGGCTGCAAACGCCGTAGGCATGCTGTTCGGTGTAATCAACACAATGTCGCATCTTGGTGTATTACCGAATCTTACCTATCGTGAGTCCAATCTTCTCAAGGACATAATTAACGGAATGACCTATGACGAGCTGTCAATCAAGTACGGCGTGTCTGCAACGAGAATCAGGCAGATTATAGACAAGACTTGCAACAAGCTTACCTACAACGAGAATATTGTCATTGCTGAGCTCTCAACGAACAGAACCTTGCAGTATGAGGTTGAGCGCCTGAAGAAGGTAATCAAGTCGCTACAGGTAAGCTTCGACGAATACCGGCGCGCGAAAGGTGACAAGCCTGTCAGTAGCGCAGTTCTTCCTCCGCTGATCCTTTCTAGGGATATAAAGGAATGTGGCTTCTCTGTCCGCATTCTGAATGCACTCAAAGGCTTCGACGTATATACCGTAGGCGACTTGGTTCGTAATCTCCGGGGAAGGTCAGAGCTTATGAAACTCAGGAATCTCGGCAGGAAGAGCGTCTGGGCTATCCTTGACTTCGTTGAGGAAAACAATCTCGACTTCAAGGAGAACGGAGAGTCTGAGGAAGACTTCTATATCAGGCTCAATAACAAGTTGTCAAACCAAAAAGATTAAGTATATGAAAATAAGACTAAACAAGAGTGCTGGCCGTCTGGAAATCAGAACCAAGAAGAGGATAATAGCCTTCAGCTGTGATATTCTGAAAGGTTCTTATTACCTAGTCCCAACTGTAAGATTTGACGTCAGTAGGGCATATGGAGAGAAGAGCATCTGGTTATTCTTCCTAGGTGCTTTTGTGTTGATTGATATTTTTAAAATAAAAGACTAAGTATATTTTTTTAATTTTTAAACATTATGAGTGTAAAAAACATTATTTTGGCATCAGTACTCGCAATAGTAGTACTCGCCGCAGGTTCAGTTATCGGTTGTTATTTCCATTACAACAACCAGGAAATCTCACTTCGCCAGCAGTCAGAGGCTCAGCGTGGCAAGATTGAGGGTGTTCACGACAAGATGTGGAAGGTTCTTCAGCAGAAGGCACAGGTTACGGATGAGTACAAGTCCGCATTCGAGTCCATCTATCCGAAGCTTATCGAGGGCAGATATTCAAAGGGAGACGGCTCGCTTATGAAGTGGATCAAGGAAAGTAATCCTAACTTCGACGTTTCGCTATACAAGGACCTCATGCAGTCCATAGAGATTCAGCGCTCCGAGTTTCAGACATCACAGGAGAGGATGCTCGATATCATCCGTGAGCACGAGACGCTCGTGAAGACATATCCGGCGAAGTGGTTCGTATCTGATACCAAGCCTATTGAATACAAGGTTATCTCCTCATCCAAGACAAAGATGATCATGCAGCTTGGAGAGGATAACGACGTAGACCTGTTCAAGAAATAACAGCTTATGGAAATATTCATATTTCTAATCCCATTCGTGGTTGCTGCTTTCCTGTTGATTTTCTTCAGGAAGCAGACCACCTGGTGGGAATACGCAGTACTCATTGTTCCATCCATCCTCATAGGTATCCTCATGGAGTTCGTGTTCAAACAGTCAAATGCTGCTGACACGGAGTATCTCGGAAGCTACGTGACAAGAATCCGTCATTACGATGCCTGGAATGAGTACATACACCGCACGTGTACAAGGACCGTTGGAAGCGGAAAGAATCAACGTACGGAAACATACGATTGTTCGTACGTAGACAATCACCCTGAACGTTGGACATATTTTGATGCTAGGAACAAGGAAGAATACTTCATGACCGACAACGAGTTTAATGTAGTCAGAAAGATTCTCGGAACCAAAAGCGTGTTCATTGATATGCACAGGGATTACTACACTAAGGATGGCGATGCTCAGGAATGGGCGTGGGATGGTTCCATTGAAAACTCGTACACATTATCTTCTGAGCACGATTATAAGAATAAAGTGAAAGCCTCACGTTCTATTTTCAAGTTTGAGGATATTGATTATCAGCAGGCACGAAAGCTTGGACTGTTCGAGTATCCGGATATCGTTCTTTATGACCAGAACCCTGTGCTTGGACTGAAGATCCCGAAGAATCAGGAGAAGGCGATGAGATGGCTGAACGGATACTATGGCGAGCGGAAGCAGTTTAGGGTATTCGTCCTGTTCTTTACAAACAAGCCGGAAGAAATCGTCGAAAAGCAACGGTCTTACTGGCAGGGCGGCAATAAGAATGAACTTGTCGTGTGCGTCGGTATTGACAAAAACAAGAATGTCAAGTGGTGCAACGCATTTTCATGGTGTGATAGCCCGGTCGTAGGCGTTAAGAGTAGAGACTGGTTTATGAGCAATCCTGTAAATCTCGAAAAGTACGCCGAGTATATCGGTCCGATTGTAGAAAAGGAATGGCACAGAAAGAACTTCGAGGATTTTGATTATCTTACCATAGAGCTTACCGACGGGCAGTACTGGGCTATCATTGTTCTCCTGCTGATATTCAATATTGTAATGAGCTCCTGGATTATTTCTAACGATTATAAAAACGATTTGTAGCGTATGAAAGAAAGATTAAAAATGATTTTCGACCGCATCGACATCTTTGTCGTGTGCATTGTCATCGGACTATGCTTCTGTATTGTGGAAGCCTTTCTTGGAATCTGGAACATGTTTGCTGATTGCTTCTTCATAACTCTTCTTGCTACCGAAGTCTGCTACACCCTCCGCTGCAACGAGAAGCTTCAAATAGAGCTGATAGAGACAAAGGAAAAGCTGAAGGAGGCTGAGAAAGAGTCGGATACTGCAATCCATCAGATCATCAAGAAGAGTAGGATTATCCGCTTCTACGTCTTACAGGAAATGTTGTGGAGGGAAAGATGGGCATGCGAACACGCAAAGGTTAATTACTGCAAGCACAGGATAACATTGAGACAACTTATCGATGCGATGAATCATTTCGATAAGAGGTGTGATGAGATTTCCAATAAAATCTCTGAGCTTACCAAGGATTTGAACGAACCCGATAAATAGACACTTGTCATAAAACAACTTTCCCCACGTCATTTGCCGATGGCGTGGGGATTTTCCTTGTTACCCGTTCAGATAGTCGATGACTTTTCGGTTCGCCTCGTCTATCTTCTTATTATCGAACTGAATATAGAGCGAAGTGGTATCGTTGTCCCACTCGCTATGGCCTAGAGCCTTACCGATAACTTCCTTCGGGATATCAATACTCGCCGCTATGGTAGCCCAGCTTCTTCTGGCCGTGTACCATACTATATCCTTATGAAGCGGCTTGATTTCCTTCTTGATTAAGGCGCCACGCTTGTTCTTCTTCATCTCGGTAGGTCCGATTCTCTTCAGGTAATCGCCTAGCGTTTTTCTAAAGCTTGATTCCTTCGTTCCGTCATCCAGGATACACAGAAGGTGCTTCTTTCCCTTATACTTCCTGATGATCTCCATAGCTTCCGGCTCAACCTTGATGTCGTAGAGCCTGCCGGTCTTGTTGCGCTTGTACTGGATGCGCCCTTTCTTGATGCAGTCAGCAGGAAGTTCGAGCAGGTCGGATAGGTTGATGCCTATCAGATAGAACCCGAGCATAAACAAGTCACGGTACTTCTCCATGAAAGGCTCTACCGGAAAGTCACGATACTCCCTCATTTCCTCTGCGCTCAGATACAGGTACTGCTGTCGCTCGGCCTTGATGGAGAACTTGCGGAAAGGATATTTGGTTGTAATCTCGTTGTCTATGGCCCAATTGAACACCGTACGTATGTTTCTGAGGTCGATGGCTATTCCACCGCTCATGCGGCCCTTCAGAAGCTCATGCGCCTGGAATCTTTCGAGCCAGTCCCTGTCGATGTTGTCGAAATCCGCATGCTCATCGAAGGATTCAATTCTCTTCTTTGTTCTTAGAAATATCTCCTTGGTGCTGTCCTTGGCCTTGGTCTTGATGAACTCATCGATGTAGTAGAGAATATTCTTCTCTACAGATGCAGCCCTTCCGTTGATGATGGCTTTGATTTCGTCCTTCATCCTTGCTGCCGGAAGATCACTATTCATATAGACATATTCTTCCACGGACGCAAATAGCCTTGCTAGCATGGTCGTCTTGGCTCTTGCGTTCGGAACACTCTTCGGGAATACCATCCCGCTGAACTTGATGGTACTCGTGATGCCGGTATAGACCTGGAATCTCTTTCCCTGATAACTGATGATGAAGAAAACCTTTAGGGACTTTCCTTCAACGTACGTCTTGATGCTATTCATACTTACTCACAGATTTTACTCACAATTTTACTCACAACTCAATTTTACTCACATATTACTCACAAAACTACTCACATTGGCGTACATTATGCACGATTTTGTACCTATTTTGTGGGTGAAAATGATGATTTTTGATTATGTTTTTATAGTGAAAAACGATGTAAGTGGCTGATTATCAATACTTGAGCGAGATACGGGAGTCGAACCCGCCTCACAGGCTTGGGAAGCCCGTGCACTACCGATGTGCTAATCTCGCGAAGGAAAATACTAAC